AAACTGCTCAACATTTTCTAGCTGTGATCCGTCTCCAATGAAAGAGCCGCTAACACTTGTTAGATGTGTTACTGAGACGCTTCCGCTTAAAACATTGTAACCCATAAATTAGCCTCCTGCTAATAGATGAACCACTTGGAAACACCATCCGAGTATAAACTGAGAGCAGCATTATCTCCAGTGATACCATAATTATCCGCATGGTCTATTTTTTGACCAGAGGAGGCCGTAATTCCGATCGCTTTTGGGTTTGTTCTGGTAAAAGACCATTCGTCTTTTATTATAAGAACTCTACCATAAGCGCTTGCTGCCGATGGCAACTTTATAGACACAGCCGCACTGGCGCTAACTCCAATTATTGAGTCATAGGCACTAGCTGTGTATGAGGTCGTTGTTAGTCTTTTGTAATGATTCCTAAAAGCACCAGAAACTATAGAAACGCTCCCTGTAAAAACATGTGTGTCGCCGCTATCGTTACCAAAATTACTGCTACCCGAAGATTGCAATTCTATTTTATTTGTGTGGATTACGTCAAACGTAAGTGCTTGAATGGTTCCGCTGATTATCATTGTTCCGGTCAAGAACAGCTTATTTGTGCTTTGATCAAATGTAAATTTAGAACTACCGGTTAATTCACCGTTAGTTGCTTTCAAATACTGTATGCTTTTTGCCGGTCCTTCACCAGTTACTGCCCCAGATAAATATGCCCATCCAAAATCTGCCATAGTTGTTTCCTACTAAAATGTGCTACAAGCGGCAAAGAGATTAATCTCAGAAGCGTCAGCACAATGAAACGCTACCCTGTCAACTCCGACAATTTCATAAACTCGATATGTGCGTTTGTCGGGTGTACAACTGGCAGGAGTAAGATTGGAATCCTCACCGACTATGCTTATTTCCTCTGTTCCGCTTTGAGCAGCATTTGTTCCTCCGACTCTTGTCATAAGAGGAAACCATCTTTGAAATGCGTGGCAATACCCAAAGACAGTTACAGTTTCGCTGTCGTCTTCATTAGTATCTTCAATCAACACATGCAAGTATCTTTGGTTTTCTGTTGCGTAACCCTGACTTCCAATTGCTGACGTGATTCCTCTTAAATCATCTAAACTCTCAACCGGTGTTACTGTTCCACCTTGAGAGCCTGCTATATTTTTTGGGCTTCTTGTCCTGCCCCAACTTGTATACTTATGTACTGACATAGTTATTTCTCCAATCTTTTATAAATAGTCATTTGTTAGCTTTTGCTAATTCCTTTGCTCTTCTTCTATCGGATCTCTTGTTTCTCAATCTTCGCTTATCAGAAGGCTTAGTATACCTTTGACTTTCCTTGTATTCGTTTATGATTCCAAGTTTCTTTACTTTCCTATTGAACCTTTTTATAACTCGCTCAATATTTTCGCCCCTTCTAGGCTTTACAACCAGATTTGTTGCCATTATTCTTTCCCCATCATTTTTCTAGAAATTGCAAATGATTTTGCATTAAAAATTTCACTTATATCAACTCCGGGATCATTAGGGGCCACATCAGACAATGGACCTCTACCGTTTCCAGTTTGAACAGGCGCTGGAGCCGGGGTTGTCCCTTCAAAAAGATCTATTCCGTTGTAAGCATCACGCCCAATAACATCAAGCAATTTTTTCTTTTTTTGTTTTAAGTGCTTATTGTTTGCCTTGGGTTTGGGCGCATTATAGTTGGATTCTGTTATTGTTTCTTTTCCAGATAAACCAACCGCAACTTCTTTTATAACATGCGACAAAGCGCCACTTTCTTCAAAAAGCACTTCCTTGATACACTCCTTTATAAGAGGTTTCAAGATTCTCTTTAGTTCATTTTTATTCATTAGTCTCTCAAAATTTTATCAAAAAGATCGTTAAGTATCAGATCTTTCTTTTCATTAAGTTTGTTTTCACGCATCCTAATGGTTCTGCCCGAAGCGCTCTGCTCTGGATATATGTAGGCGTCGGGCGTTGATGGTTCCGAAACAATGTCAAAGCAGATTAGTTCAAAGTCTTCTTGCACAACAGTGTTTCCCATGCTTTCTTTTACAGATCCAAGGCCTCTAGAAGAAATTCCTAATTTTACGCCGTTATTGATAAGATCTTTCAAGATCTTACCAGATGGTGTGTCTAGGACCTTTATCTTGCCCATTACATCATTTCCTTCCCACCAGATGTCTGTTACCATATGAGAAGCATTTCTAAGATTTATAACCGAGTCATCAGGGTGATCTAGTTCGCCTAAAGCCCTGTTGTCCTCTATAACTCTTTTGTAATTGTTAATCTCTCTATCAAGAACTTTACACGGGTAGACTCTTCCATTGCCATTCTTTTTTTCGCATGTCTGAAGTCTACCAGATAAATACAGAACGCCATTTGCCATTTCTCTCTTTTCCCTCTCGGTCAACAGGTCTTGGCAAATACCATCCTTGCAAAGTTCAAAAAATTCTGTTAATAATTTTTTAGCCATTTTCTTTCCTTATTGCGGGCGTTACCCGCTTGAGTCAGCTTCCTGAACAACAACGTCGAACGGGCTGTAACATCCATTTTTTAGTCATTTTATTCTCCTGATTGTGATCTTACTTGCTGCATGATCATTCCTTTTAACTCACTAGGTAATTCGGGCACTGTATCATTGAGAGCCATTTCTAAAGCATTATCAAATGTCTGTGGAAAATCTGCATTTCTTGTATAGTTTTTCACTGAAGATTCAATTTGTGCTTTTTGGTCAACAGGGATAGCAGTAATCCCATTCAAAACGTTGTTCAAATGATGCATCATGAATGCATTCTTGCTTCTTTGGTCATCATCTCTATTGTAAGACATCATTTCCTTTAGTTCCCGCTTGATCATTTGCTTAAGTCTTTTGCTTGTTAATTTCATCTTTTATTCCTTTTTTGTTATTTTAAATCCGGAATCATCCACTACCATAGATAGAAAATAAGAAGTCCCAGATGAGATCCAACCGCAAATAAAAAAATTTGCAATTGTGTAATCAAAAGTAAATAGTTCGGTTCCGGCGTTTATCAAAAAAAGAAAGCATCCTGTCCAAAATCCTACGCAAAGAGGGCAATGAAATAGTGTATTCCATTTTTTACTATAATCTTTTGCCGGCCTTAGGTCTTCAAAAATCTTGCCATAAACCAAAATAAAGGTCAAGCCATATGAGGCAAGAATAAAATATAGTAAATCCATCAAATCTCCAGTTTTGCTTTCATACGTTCGAAATCCCCAGAAAGAACTTCTTTTGTCACGTCATATAATCTATCATTTACAACAATTTCTATTTTAGTTGGTGAGATGTTTTTCCCATTATACTTGAATGCTGGTGCTTTCTCAATTAGCTGCTCTTCGAACTCTTGGTGAATTCCCTTAGCAGCAGAACCAAATAGTCCTTGTTCCATAAATTTGAAAACTCTAGACATAACGTTCCCAACCAATCTTTTTGTGCCACCAGATATTTTCTTGTCTAATGTAATATAAGGGCCTAATTGTCTTTTTACGTTGTATGGTGGTTTAACTACAATCCTATTATTTTCTTTGTCATAATAATCAAAAATCTTTTGTCCATTAGGCAGCGTTAAGGACAAGAACCTATCCATATAGGTGATTACGAAATCAATCCAAATGTCGTAGCTAACCTCATAATCTATTTCCAAGTGCCTAAAGCTGTAGGGGACCTCTAGGGTTATAATCATACCTAGTCCATCTAAATCAGGATCCATCTTTCTATATGAATGAATGCCTGTTTCTTCATCCCAATCAGAGACTGCCGCAGTGCTCTTGAGTCTTCTTAGTGCTCTATTCTTGTCACTAAATAAGTAAAAGCCACCACCCTGAGCAGAGGCCATATCTACGCTCCTATTGGTTGTAATCTCTTTCCATCCAAGCACATTAGATAGATTTACCCCTGTGTTTGTTGCGTGATAGCCAATTATTTTGTTACCCCTTCTATCTTCGTCTAAAAAGAATTCTATTTCTTCTTTTATTATTTGCTTTATTTGAAAGGCAGATAATATCATTAGTACGTATATCTCCCGTAAAGATATGGAGCAAACAAGCCATGCTGCCTTATTGATCCTTTTTCTTCTTCATGTGGCACTTCGCCTAACTCAGTCGACTGGTCTTCTTCTGGATCTGAATAATAGTCATTGATAAGATCATCATAATCGTTATCGGTTTCAAAATGTGGTTTTTCGTTCTTCATCCATTCACTAATTTGATATAAAACTAAATCAAGAACTTCCGGCTCTTTTTTATCTTTGGCTTCCAACATAAGGGCTTCTAGAGACCCATAGACGCTACCGCCTTTTATTGAGTCATAAGCCACAATCCCTTTTTTACGTAGATGGTTGAAAAGTCGATTTTCGGCACCATAAACCGCCTCCGACATCATGTCTTTAGCAAATGCAACAATTTTCTTTTTTTCCTTTATTATCATGATATCAATGTCTTTATGGTCAAAAATCATAAAGTCGCCATTCAAAGCGCTTCTAACATTTAGTTGAAATTCAAATACTCTTTTCTTATCGTTAATGATGTTAACAGACATGTCAGGCGGCTTGATATTGACGCTAACCTTCTCTTCCTGACTCGGAAGGCCCGTTATTTGAACTGGAACTTGTTGCGCCTGTTGCACTCTAACATCAACATCATCGTATAAATCAACATTGAGCATGTCTTTGGGTGTTATTTTCAAATTAGGCATTTCTATTGATCTCCGCTACTAAATCTTGTATATAAAAAACATCTTTTACCATTTGCTCACAGATAGGCTTCTTTGAAAAGTCTTTCAACTTAGTAGAAACACGCTCTATTTTGGACAAAAACATACCATTTTTATCGTTTTTTTGAGTTTCGGTAATGTTATCTACCTCTTTTATAAGTCGTGAAATTTCCTCATTCATGAACGATTTTAGGCCTAATCCATTATCAGAAAAAGAAACAATATAATTAGTCAGTAAGTCCTTTTGCTCTTTTCTTAATGTCTTTTCATATCTCTTGTTAAAAGAATCCACAAAAGTTTTATAAGTCAGGTTATCAATATGCCTCATTTCCTTTTCGGCACTAGGCTTTTTAGTCAATTTTGTCAGCAGCCTAGATTCGACAATTAGTCTGTTTTTTGCCTTCAAATTGGAATCAAAAAAAGCACCAACAGACGCTATGTCTTTGTAGTTTGATATAAAGTTAGCAAAAGCATTGTTTGATAACGTCTCGTTAATGGCTCTAATCAGCTTTGTCTGGAGGTTGAAGATAGCTTTTCTATCTAAAGCGTCGTAGTCTTTTTTCGCTTCAAAGATAAATCTTTTGGCGAACTCTGTAGACATCTTGTTGGATTCTAGAACCGATTTGTATATTTCCAAATCCTCTCTCAAGAGTGATCCTCTACAGTAAAACTCTTTTATAATCTTTATAATTGCTTTCTTTTTGTCTTTATCATTTCTAACAATTGATTTTGTAAGTTCTTTTACAAGACATTCGTAAAGAAAAGCGGTATTTCTTTTCTTATTGTGCTTCATTTTCATCATTATTCCTCTTTGATAGTAAGCCTTCAACTAAGTAAGCTGTTTCATCTTTAGTACTAAATAGTTTATTTTCTTCTACTTTATGAGATTCTATAATACCTTTCCCTAAACGACTCAGTTCTGGATATCCTTTCCAGATTGATCGCCCAGTTTGTCCATATTCTCCAGTAGCCATATTTTTCATCTGCTTTCTTCTGCCGCCTTTGTCATAAGAAGACTTGTGCCTTTTATATTTGCCTCTCTTGAACTTGGCCGCATCTGCACGAACCCAAATGTCCTCATCTCTTTTGCCGGGCGCTGCCAATAGAACATCATCGTCACCACCAGCGTCTCCTCCTTCATCTTCTCCGGCATCACCGCCTTCATCACCTCCGAGGTCCAAATCACCACCAAGGTCCCCACCGAGATCGCCGCCAAGGTCTCCGCCTAGATCACCACCACCGAGATCGTCACCGCCTCCTTGTTCACCAGATGCTGCTTTTTCAAGATCTGCTAAGAATTTTTTGTCGAAGTACATCTCTCTTTGCATTCTGAGGAACTCTTCTTCGGATACACCCAACATGTTTTCTGCTACCCACCTTCTAGAGAAATAGTTTTCAGTGGCCGCACCCGCTGCGTCGAATTTAGTCTTCCAGTGCTCCAGTTCTTGTAATTCTGCTATTTTTGAAGGGTTGTTCAAACCTAACTTGAATGACAGCAAGTCATCTCCACGATAGCCCAATGTAAAAAGATGTATAATTCCTATTTTTTCCAATTCAGACACAACAGATCTTTGTAGTCTTTGAATTGTTCTCGCAAACCTGATGTCCTTTTGGGCCAATGTTGTCTTGTCTTCTTGTGCGCCCTCACCCATAACAAGGTATGATTGTGGGATTTTTAACGCTGCGAACAACTTTTCACGCAGATACTTAACATCTTCTATTTGGCCGGTAAATTCCCCACCTTTCATAGATTCGATTTTTGTGTTGGAAGCACCACCACGGATTGGAATAAAATAATCCTCCTCAATAGAAAGCGGATTGTATCGTAAGTCAACCCGACCAGTTTTCGGATCAACAACTTGGTGTCTCTTCATTTGAGTCATGACTTTTTGCATATATTGCTCAACATCTTGCGGGGGAATAGACCCAACATCAATATAAAATGCTCGTCTTTCTGGAGAACGAACAATTCTGTAGGCCATCATGGCGTCTTCTAACAAAATTAGCTGCCTCCATATGCGTCTGGCTGGCTCTAAGACTGAGGTCCCGTATGGATAGTGCTTGTCGTTTCCTAAAACCCTAAAATGTGCAACCTGCCAGTTTTCTAATGTCAAACCAGCAGAATTCCACTGGAATTGTACATAATTTGGATTTGATTCATCTTCGCCTTCTAATCTTTCCACTTCTTGGGACGGAATCCCAATGCACGAACGAACTCCTATGTTATCGTCAAGGTCTAAATACAAAAATAGATCGCCATACTTACACATGGTGCGAGCCCATCCAAAAAGATTGTGCTCTATGTTCAAAACATTGTAATATAATGAATTTAAAATTGCCTTTATTTCATCATTCGGACACTTGATCTTCAACATTGGTTGTATTGAGGAGTGTGTAGTGATTTCGTCCGCATAAATATCAATACTAGATGCAATTATTGGTTCATATTCCATTTCATCAAAATCTACATAACGCTCTGTTCTATTTCTAGCCGAGATCATGTTGACAGTGATCGCATTCATTGCATTGTATTCTGTCTTTTTGAATTGTTTACCGCTAGCAGATCTAAACTTAGATGAAAACATGTCTAAATGTCTGCGTCTGAGTTTTCTGCCTGTTTGAGTTCTTCTATTTATTATTGGACCCGAAAATAATTTTGTGAGCGCTTTGAAAAGCCCTGATGTTTCATTATACGGATTCTTGTTATTTTTATTATAAGCCATTTTTTTATCCTTTGTAAATCCATGAGAATTTAGTCATATCTTCTTTGAATTTTTGTTGTTTTTCTTCAATTTTTTCGTTGTAGCCCTTCATTCCTTTAATTGTTGTGTTCATAACGCTGTCACTTTTATACATAGAATTCAATAGCGCTTTTTTATATTCTACTTCTCTCTTGTTGACCTGTAGAGCGGTATCTCTGACCCAGCAGCCGATGGCAAGTGCCATAACCAAATCGTCGTTATATGAACGCATTGCTTGTGGTTTGCCGTTTTGCCAAATAAATGTCTTCAATTCGTGATAAATTCTAGATGAATAAGTTGTTAAGAGTCGATTCCTAAAAAATTCTTCCAATTTAGCCACAACCAGTGGCCTTGTCTTGGTAGAAGTAGTAAACCCTGCTACGGCCTTGTCCATCACTTCCCCCTGATAAGACTCAACGAACTCATGCGTTGACTTTATTGAATAGTAAAGATTAGGATATCCCAAATCACATAGCTTTTCTAAAACAGAGATCCCAATTCCGTTGTTCTCGACAACTAATAAGCAATTTCCGTATTCAACACCGGCATCAAACAGGATCCTAGAATATAAATCTAAAGATGGTTTGCCCTGATATTCTGCTACGATCTCCATGGTGTTTAGTTTTATGACATGGAATACAGAATTATCTGCACCATCGCCTCTGGCTACGTCTGCTGTTAGTAAGTATTGGTTATTGCCGTCAAATTTCTCCCAAATCCAAAAATTTCTATCATATCCAGTTCTATAGATCGGATCTTTGATGTTTCCTTGAATCCAAGCCAAATCATCCGGATGAACAACTGTATCTCCGGAGGTGTTAAAATTACAGAGCAATTCTTGGGCCACTTGTCTCTTAGACATGTTTTTAGTTTCCTTTTCAAACCAAGCCTGATCTCGCTCCGGGTGCACATCCCACATTAGCTCTATGGGATTGAATTCGTTTTCTCCGTCAACTGCCCCAATATACGTCTTGTGAAACCAGTTTCCCGTTCCTTTTGGAGTAGAAAGTGCAATGCACCGACCACCAGTTGCTAGCGTGGAGTAAACCGCAGTCCAAATTTCATTCATTTTTTCTATATGAGCAGCCTCATCAACAACAAGCAAAGATAACGCCTCTGAACGACCAGCGTCTTCAGAAGTGGGCACTGCTTTTATGATTGAGCCATTAGATAATTCAAAAGACGTTCTATTGTCAACGTCAATTGTTGCTATTTTCATCCACTCAGGTAAATTCTTCATCATACTTTTTACTTTTTTTACTAAGTTCGCCGCTGTGCTGAACTTGGTCGCAAGAACAACAATGTTCTTTTCTTTGTGGAAAAGCATAAACCAAACGCAATAAGCAGCAGTAATGGTTGATATCCCTAACTGCCTAGCTTTTAGAATAACGTTGAATCTAAAATCATTATAATCATTTAGTAAATCATCTTGATATGGGTAAGTCTTGAACTGAATCAAACCTTTCATGGGGTGACTTATTCGACAATAATTATTAATAAAATGTGGAGCATCTTTTCCACATTTTAGTATTTCTTTAACAATCTGTTTCTTTGTTAACCTGAAGGCCATTATACATTAGCCCTTTTTCCTTGTATCGTTCTGGGGTCTCTTGTTATTGTTACTTAACTCTAAAAACTTTCTAATAGAATCATCAACAGATCTATTTTCTGATCCTTTCCAGCCTTCGTCTTCTTTTAGGCCGGATATGTTATAGTGACGATATGCTTGTACAAATGACCTTACTCGTGAAACAGAAGTTGCTAAAATCTGAATATCGTCTACTTTTGATAATGTAATTGATTTGCCGGTGATTACCTTATACTCTTTTTGCAAGAACTTTTTGATCTCATCGAGTCTTCTTTCCATCTCTGTTTCAAAGCCGCCACCATGAATCTCTTTCAATTGAATGTCTGATTGGTATTTTATACAGATTTTATTTCCGTAAAATTTTACATTAAATCCATCCATAACCCTAGAATCCATTATAGGGCAACCTTCCTCTCTCTGGAGTCCGACTTTCTTAGCCTCGCCATCACGAACAAAGCGCTCATCATGCGAACCATCATAAGCATTTGCTGCCGCTTGGGCCAAGCCTCTTACAATCTCTAAAATATTAGAATCTGCCATTATTTTTTCCTCTTTTTTCTTTTGAATCCTTCCATCATACCGGCATGCATTGGCATTCCGCCCATGTCACCTGAAGGAGGAATGGAGCCTCCTGTTGGCGGCAAGTCGCTACCACCATCAGACATAGCTTTCAATTCCTCAATAAAACCATCTAAAACCATAATTGGATCTGGGATTCTGCCTGAAAGCAATAATCGTCTCAATTCATCCATGGCCTTTTCAACAGCCCAATCATTATCGATTTCCTCAAGTCTTTGCATTTCTTCTTGAATAATTTTTCTAAGTCTCGTTTTTGTAATCTTCATTTGGTCTCCATCCGTTTTTCCATCTTTCTTCACGGCCTTCAACCCACTGAATGTAGCACCTTTGACAGCAACCAAACTTTGACATGTAAACATCATCGCTTGATTTGAATGAATATGTGTTACAAATCGGACAAGAACGATCAGATTCTTTTGTAATTAGTTTCCTTGATATTAAAACACCGTCAATTTCAACATCATCATCTGGATTGCTTTCTGGCTTGTAAAGCCTTTTCATTTCCGATAAGTATTTTTTTTCTTTTTTATCGCACCAATTCTTTTTAGGGTGCTGTACGGTTTCATCGCCATACTTTTTTGCTATTGCTTTTTCTATTTTAATTGCATAATTTGGATCTTTGCTCAAGGTGCCTCCATTAGTCTTCAATAAAAATCTTACTTAGAATAGCTGCCTTGACTAATCCCTGAACGTTTTCATTTCCACCAGAAATGTTTTTTGCTGCGTCGTCTACAATCTTGACCACAGCAGCATTTGTTTTCAAATCATCTCTAAGTTTTTTCGCAATTGGTCCAACTTTATTTTCCAATTCGTCTGATAGGACGTTATCTAGCTCCATCTCTTCTTTTATTAAGTTCAATAATTTTTGTTTTGTTATTTTCATAATAATTCCTATTTTATAACATTCATTATGCCAATCGCAGTTGCCACACCAGTGATAAATCCACCAGCCAACCACCACGAGTTTTTACTTGGCTTAATCTGTTCACGAAGAAATTTGTTTTCTTCTTCCCTAATGCTAATTAGTTCGCTCAAACGCATATCATCTGCTTCACAAGTCGCCGTGAGGATATCAAACTTGTATTTTTCATGTGCCTTCATCAAATCAACCTCGTAATTCACACGCAACTGGCATTCTTTGCCTTCGAATTTCTTATCAACAATGATAATTGCAAGAGCCTCGTCGTTGAATAGTCGCCCTGCGAAGGGCGCAGCTTCTCCTTTCTTAATACTTGTAAACTTTGGCACATCCGCATGAGCAACAGGGCATGCCATTAGCAAAAACATAAAAAAACTAGTCATTTGATCTCCGTGTAAAAATATAGTATAACACGCTTTTAGGGGTTTGTCAAGTTTTTTCTTGTAATTATATTCTATTTCTCACATACTATCCGATTTGAATATATCATGAAGAACTTCCTTGTTGTACAATTTGAACATATCATAGATAACTTCCGTGACAATTTGATCTATAGATTCACGATGTTTCCCGAACCACTCCTCACCGTCAGGGAAGCCATGCCATTTAAGCTGATTGTCCTGACTTTTTTGATGTTCTGGTTCTCCTTTCCATCTATTAGCCAAACGTTCCCTGAAGCCGGGATAATGTGTGTCAAGTACATGGTTCATTACCTTTGGCTTTAGTGCGTGTATATTCCAATTCTTAAAGGGCATTCGCTCACGATCCCATCCAGATGATAAATAATCTATTGCTGTGTTTCGAATTGTTTCTTTTGGTATCCGCATCCCAGTAGTCCCAAGAATCTGTTCGGGTTTCTCAGGGCCCATATGATCTTTGTCCACGCCACCTAACTCAGATCCCATTATTGGATCTGTCTGGTATAATTCATCCGCCGCTCTTCTCTGTCGGGGATTGAGTGTTTTTCTGATGTCAGTCACCCCGGGTGGAACATACATTGCTTCTTTTACAAGCGAGCCTAATTCTTCTTTAATGATTTGTTTTAACTGTTTTGTTGTCAATTTCACTACTCTATGTCCTTTCCCGATTGTTTGATCTCGGCATCAAAAGTGTCTCTTAGTCTAATGAGAGGGTTGAAATTTGCTCGTTTTCTTTCTAAGATGAGGTTACCTTGCGGCCTTACCAGTTCGCCTTCTAATTCTAATCCTTCAAAGTCTATGACCGTTTCTTTTTGATATTTGACCTTTGGTTCTTCGGTCTCTTGTGCTAATGTTAATAATAATAAAAATTTCATTTTATATCCTCTAACGTTATGACTATGACATGCTGATCATATCTTGGAGGGTTTGGAGAATTCAAGAGGTCCTGTAAGCTATTGCCTTCTTGCCTCTTGTTCTCCTTTCCTCTTGGGTGCGATTCTACTTTACTTATTCTAAATTTACCAGACACTATAATCTCTACTTCATCGTCTTCGAACTGCGAGAACTCATCGACGTCAGCACCCCTTGTCAATTTAGGTATATATAATATAACACCCCATTGACCTTTTTGCAAATTAGCAAAATGCTCGCCTTCCATAAAATTATCGTAAGCAATATTCTTGTCAGTACTAAAAGAGCTAAGATTACCCACACTAATTACGTTCCCTTTCTTATACAAATCTAAACCGGCATACCTACTTTTACTAGATGTCGTCTCTTTCATACTAAGGCCTCTCCACACCTCGACAGGTTTTATTTTGGATTGAACTAGTTTCTGTAATATTACTTTAGCCTTTTCGTATGTTTCTTTGGAAGGCTGAAACATGTCGATGATGCCATCATTAACAAACTTGAGAGCTTTGGCTTTCTTTGGATCAAAAGCATCAGGATCCCTGATCGCTGGGTAATGTCCTCCGGTAAAAATACTAATTGCTCTAAATAGCTCCCTTTCAATTGGACTATAAGCATCAAGCATGATTTGTCTAAGATCTGCGACAGATTTGTCATAATTTTTTTCTATATCGGCCTCTTTTTCTTTTGATGTCTTGAAGGAGGTCCTAAGAATTGCGTTGGTTATTTTTTTGATTGAGTCGAAAAAATTAGTGAAAATTGAAGGTCCGCCTTCCTCTCTCGTCCATTTTAGTTCTGACATTTCAAATTCTGTTTCTCTTAGTCTGTCGTTCAATGCTTTGTACCGAGAAATTCTTTTTGCTATCCTGTCACCAGTCTCATTCTTCTTCATGTTTTCATAAGCACTGATTATTTGCTGCGGTTTCATATTGGCTAATTCTTGAACAGATAACGAGTCAGGGTCCTTGTCTTCTTCAATAAGACCCTCGTTCATTACAAACTCTCTGAGGAATTTAGGTTGCATTTGGTTTTCATCCAATTTCAACTTAGATTCTACAATATACCTTCTCCAATTTTCCATTATAAGTTTCATTTTTTTACTATTCCTAATTGTTCCTCCAGAATGCGATCAATCTCATCCGGGTTGTTCTTGGCCTTGTTGACCATCTTCTTAACTGCTTCTTTCTTTGCATGGGTTAAATCGAATTGGTCTTCTTCGTACTTCTTTTCGATCTTATCGACAGCCTCAGAATATCTTTGTTGTGCTTCTTCTTTGGCTTGCATTTCTTGCTGATGTGCTCTTTCGATCACTTCCTTTTCTTTAATATACATATCTTTTGCTAGCTTTGCTTGTTCTTTCAGTTTATCTTTGTCTCTCTTACCCAAAAGGTAAGAAACCAATACTGCGATGACAAATACGAGCCATCTCCAGTATTGGCGACACCATGCGGCAGCTAATTTTAGCTTAACCCAAAACATTATCCATGCTTCCATACTTTGACTGTGTCAATAACAGATTGGCCACCGACATATATCATTGCAATCAGGCCCCACGTGTCAGGATCAAGACCATACCACATAAACATTCCTGTTGCTGTTGCAAAAACCAGCAACTTTCTAGATACAGCCTTACCAAGAATGATATCAATCATTCCTAATTTATTCATCGCTTCATGCGATTCACAATCACCCGATAATCGAGTGTCTTCTTGTTCAACATCATGATCGTCGTGACAGGCCATTAGCAACAGCCCCCCTTACATTGGCAACCTTCACAACACGGTGTTGTGCATTTACATTTTTTTTCTTCTGACTTACTCATAATTTTTTCTCCTCATAGTAGGTAACTGTCATGAACCTTGCAATACTAGGAGCTTCGGCTTCTATTTTATTCACAACTTCTGAAAATTTGTCTGGGTGTACATAAATTTTGTATACCCCATTCATTAGGTTTAGCTCATTAACCCACCTTGCAACACCCTTATTGTCGCTTTTGAAATAACCAAACTTTGACAAGATATTTAGGGCATGTTTAGCCGCTGCCGCATGCTTGTCGAAGTCGATTGATTTCCAATCGTTAATACCGTGCTTTTCCCCTATTTCTTTTGCTTTGTTATAGGCTGTTTCTTTGAGCCTATCAACCTCTTCTCTTATTATTTTTTTCAATAATTTTGTAGTTAATTTCATTTTACACCCTCACATTAGCATAGCCATCAACTTTATCAATTTCAATTGTCATGTCGACAACGTCTTTTAAGGAATCAAGATGGGAGATTAGAATTACAGTCTTGAATTGGTTTTTAATCAATCTTAGCAATCTTGTAAAGCCTTCCATGTGTTCTTGATCTAAAGCAGTTGCTGGTTCGTCAAGTATAAATAGTTCGCTCTTTGGCAAATTTGTTATTGAAATCAAAGCTAAACGTATTGCCATCGATGCCAATGTCTTTTCTGCGCCTGAACCCATAGATAACGGACGAGGATCATAATATGGGTGCTTTATGTTGATGTCGAGCTTTGCATCATTACTCTCAAAAAAGACTTCAAAATCAACGATGTTCTCTAGAATTTTTGCAATCTCTTCATTTAGTAAAGGAAGTTTTTGTTTTATAATTTGGTAAGGAATGCCATTTGCATGCATACATTGCAAAAACAAATCATAAGCGATCCACTCTCTCTCAACATCCTCTAGTTCTTTACGGTTTTCAAGCAACGTAGCCAATGTCGACTTGGTTGACCCTTTCTCAACAAGAATCTCAGTTATTCTATCTTGGCACTTTTTATAAGAATTTTGCTTACTGCGAATTACCATTTCTAAAGCATTCTTTTCTCTAGATAATGTCTCTAAATTTTCAATTGCTTCTCGATTTTCTTCATAAAGGTTTTTCTTTTCACACAACTCTTCGTATTCCTTATGTAGGAGATTTATTTTTGATTTGTTGCCTTCAATAGAAATTTTGTGCATCTCAATTGTTCTGCTTAGGCGGTGAATGTCTTCCTGTAGTTTGACATGTAAATCAATTTGGCTATCTACTGTTTCTACGTCTAGGTCATTTAGCGAGTCCTGTAGATCTCTTTGGTGCTGCTGTAGATGGGCAATTTTCTCCAACGTATCGGGTAAAGAAGATTTAGCATCATGTGCATCTTTGACGAACTTATTTTCACAACAGAACACGCAGTTGGGATCATATTCGTGATTATCTAACATCTTGATCTTTTTTAGTGCTACCTTTTCTTGCGAAATCCAGTTTGATATAGCTTCACGTGTCTTTTTGATTTTATGCTCGATAGCATCAGCAGATGCTCTACTAAGACGTAATTCGCCTATATTGATCTCCGCAAACTCTTTCTTTTTAGATTCAACCTGCTCTTCCATTTCCCAGACCTTGAAATTGAAATCTTGAGTTTGATCTTTGAGGTGCTGCTTACGTTTCTGTATCTTACTAATTTCTAAAATAACCTTATCAATGTCAATTGGCTCTGCTGGTATGTTCTCAATTCTGGAATTGAGAATGTCAAGTTCTGCCTGAAGACTGTCGCACTCTGATGTTATTTTTTGACATTTGGTATTTTGGTTAGCAAGATCGTGCTTGATTTCCTCCAAGATCTCTATGTTCTTTTGGATCTCTTTATCCCACTTTTTATCCTGTAGCCTTCTTACGACACCACGCAACTCAGCAGCGTCCTTTTTGGCCAACTTGAACTTTTTATCAAATATTTCCAAATCCAGAAACTTAGCGAGAATTTCTTTACGCTTCGTAGAACCTTCTTTGACAAAAGACAAAGAATCTAACTGGGAAGACATGGATGTTAACAAAAAGTCCTCCATGCTCCCAAAGTGCTTTCTAATGTTGGAATCAGTTTCATTCCTTGTTGTACCGTTCAGGCTTTCATCATCAGAAACTAGATGAAAATCTAAATCAACTTTAGCCTCTTGAGACTCCTTGCCTTTATACTTTTTAGTATACTTCTCTAAATTTCTACAGATTTTGTAGGTTTTATCTCCAACCTCAATCTCTACCTTACCAATAGCCTTTTGCTTATTTTGGTTTATGACGTGTACGTTCTTTCGCTCACCTTTCGAGGTTGCATTAAACAGCGTGAATAAAATGCTGTCGATAATACTAGACTTGCCGGAATAATTACGGCCAAAGATGCCAACAAGCCCGTTGAGTTTTGCAAAGTCGATTTCATTCTTTTCACTGTAGTTGAACAAATTGTCCCATTCTGCTTTTTTAATTTTCCATATAACATTTCTACTAACTTCCTCCCCTTGTTCTGCTAATGTATTGTATTTCTGGTTATGCTCAAGAACCTTTTCCAAAACGCTAGGTTCAAGCTCCATGTCGGATAAATAGTTCTTAATGTATTTTTCTTGCACACTGATATCTCTTAGATTTTCAGATAAGACAGAGTTCGAATAATAGCCTTCATCATGCATTTTTGACGATTCTTTGCCGTTGAGCATTGTTACGGAATGAGGGCTCCATTTCATTTCCGCTATTGATCTTGCCTTCCTAAGTTTATCAGCCGGCAAATTGGTTCTAGAGATGATTCTGAGTCTTGCATTTCTAGGTACATGAGTGTCTGGTAGCGCACCTTTATCTGTTAGTCTTATTGTAATAAAAGGTCTTGGATTTATTACGAATCTTTTTGAAACGTTAAACTTGTCTTTTGAGTTTATTTCCCACAAAAGATAACCTTTGCGAGCAGACTCGCTAAATTTCTGCTGAGTGGTTGAACCACAGTACCAGACTCTACCATCAAGGTCTAGCTGTTGCTGTCTGTGGATGTCTCCAAGCATCGCAAAATCAAAATCATGAAAAATAGAAACATCGTCATCTCCTTGGTCCATTGTCCATTCTGCACCGGTTTGGCTACCGGCAATTGCCCCATGATACAAGGCAATGTTAATTTTTTCTTTGTTTGTTGGTTTGGCCCAATTGTCTCGGTCAAAGATTGAAAGCACATTTAGAACCAAATCATTGCCAATATGAACTTCACCACTATCTTTTAGTAAATGTAATCGTGGATGGTTCAGTGCATTTACAATAGGCGTAATCGCATCTTGCCTACTGTCGTTCTTGAGATTGCCATCGTGATTACCCAATATAACATATGTTGGCGCTATGTTGGCTAAAGACGATAGAAACTCTGCGCACAGTTGAAAATATTCAGGACTGAGTTGCGTCTTTGTATGTGCAAGGTCACCGCAATGGACAATAAGGTCCGGCATGTCGCTTGCTAATTTTTCATAAAGATCACGAAAGGCGATTCTATACTCATCGTGATACTTCAAGTTTCTTATGTGTGTGTCTGCTATGTGTGCTATCTTATACATTGTTCCTCCTCTATAAGTTGCTTCATAATTTCAAGGGCTTCCCTGATTGCTGGTATTGTCATTTTGACTAAGTCATAATGCTCTTCTTTATCCGTTGTTCCGTGTGTCATCCAAACAAGATCACGGCATATATTTTTTAGTTTAATATAATCTTTTTGTAAATATTCTTTCTCTTTCTCACTCACATTATCCTCCTAAGTTCGTCAATTAAAAAATAATCATCATGGTCAATGGCTTGCGCCATTTCCCTTCGAGTTTCCAAAACCCTTCGTGGCATTTCAGCGATGTCCTCAAAGCCACTTACATCTATCTTGTATAACTCTATATCATAGTATAACATGTTCTTAATAATTTGTCCAGTCTTTTTTTCAGCGTCTTGATCAAAAGCTAAGTAAACCGGCGTGTCATTCAGGGCTATCGCCTGAAATAATTTTGTTTTGTCTCGCAGGGTGGACCCAAGCACAGGAATAGCATTTTCCCCAGCCGCTATAGCATCAAAAACTCCTTCTACTAACGTGATCGGCTCATCCCAGTCTACAAACAATTCGTTGAAAATAACGTCCTTTTTAGCCGGGGGATTGAGGTATCTCCATGAGTGACCAACATAAGATCTTGCAATAAAATAATTAATGTCTCCGTTATTGTTGAACGAAGGTATGATTATTCTGCCTCCATATTGGCCTTCGGGACAGTAACCTATTTTCCATCTCAGTATCTTATCTTTGCCTATACCTCTGCTCTCCAAGTATTCTAAAGGTTTTCTGCATGTGCGAGGCAGGTGTTTGTTACAGAGCGATATAAATTCATCTGGTAGTGAGATTGTCTGTACTTCTTCAAGATTATTCAATTCATTAAAGATTTGATCAAATTCTGATAGGTCGAGACGACCTTCCAACTCAAGCCACTTCTGTCTTTGCTGGTATGTTCCAAACTTACGGACAATGCGATAAGCATTCTTGCCTCGTTTGTCGCAGACCCAGCAGTGCCAACCTTTCTTGAGATTGACTGCCAACTTCTTCTTGTGATGATTACAATAAGGACAATGGTAGTACAACTCACCGCCCGATGGAGTGTTGGGTCTTCCCAAGATCTCCGATAAAATTTTAACTTTTTCTTCCATTATTCCTCCTTTTGTACTAATTTGATCCAATGCTTCGCCACTTTACAAACGGGGAATTGTGTTGAATTCCAACCAACTCGTTCCTCCTTCATCATCCAAGTAATTCCTTGGGGTGGCTTTTCCAAATCTCCACGAGTCCACATCACTCTTACCCAGTTATAATAATTGTCACTTGGCACAATTATTCCATACAGATCCCAGTGCACATGCCTCACAAGATCTCCTACCTTAAATTTATTTGCCATTATTCTTCCTTTCGATTGATATGGCCCTAACCCAGTTAGGATGAAATGGTTGAACCAATCCATTTGGAAAACCAACAACATAATGTTTACCTTTCATTCCCACAACTATTCCCATCTCTGGGTATCCCATTTCGAGCATCGATTTGCTCATGTAAACTATATCACCTACTTTCATTTAACACCTCCAGTTCGACTAATGCATACCATTTCTTTGGGAATCCGTCCTGTAGCCAGACAACGGCGCATCGAGAACCAATCCATTTATTTTCTTGTATACAAACAATGAAGCCATAAATCTCAGTTCCTGTTTTAAGTTTAACCAAATCACCTATTTTCACTTATTACCTCCAATTCGTCTTCGTGAAACCATGAAGCCTCATTATTATCCCATGCAACTTTAAGAAGTTTGCCATCAGGAGTCTGTAAGACTTCTAAAATAATACCAACGTTCTCGTCATGCTCATAAAATTGTCTCCTATCGAGCCAAACGAGATCACCCACTTCCATTTACTACCTCCAAGTCTTCAGCAAAAAAAGCATAGATGTACCCGGAAGTTACCCAATGCACTTCTGCCCACTTGAAATTGCCGTTTATTTCTAAAATAATTCCTAAATCATCCCACGGCGTATTTTTTACTCTTACTAAATCACCTACTTTCATTTACTTCCTCCAACATATCTACTTTGTAAAGGTGGTGGTCACCATCATCCCATAAAACCCAAATATATGCGGTAACTGTGCCGCTGTTCATTGGACTATGGTATTCGACATTTGAGGTTGTGATGCCAAAAACCTCGTCAATATTGTACTTCTTTTTTACAAGCGCACCTTTCTTTATGGAACTAATTGCCCTCTTCATAAATAACCTCCAAATACCTAATTGGCTCTAAATAAACTTCGGTAGAGCCGAGCCACAAAACACCGACCAAAAAGCCATCAATAACCTCAATGACAATTCCATAATCTCTAGAGAATTGAAAGGGCAGGTCAGGCTTCCAAACAACAAGATCGCCTACACGCATGTAAAATCTTTTTTGTATTTTAGTAACGCTTGCTCTTTCATCTTGCACTCAAGCACAACATCGACTGGTTGTTTGTAGTTTTCGAATGGCGTATAGTACCAATCCGAATGTGCACTAGCTCTGACTGACTCGTCCTCATACTTTTTCTTAGAGTTTGAATGATGACAAATCTGCTTAACACCAATCTTGTCCCACGTTGATCGTGCAAGATAAAACGCATCGTGATAATCTAGATCTTGGGGACCAAGTTCATGATGATGTGAGTCGAAAACTATTGGAACACCAACTTTAGAAAACACACCGTCGTATAGCATTTTAGTAGAATACAGAGAGGCTCGATCATCGTTCTCAACAGTGAGTCTGGCTTGTGTGTTTGGAGCCAGTCTTGCAAAGTTGTTACAGAATCTAGCAAGAGCTTTGTCGTGTTCACCATATGAACCACCGACATGAATGTTGATTTTAGCTTGGGGAGATTCCGGCAAACCCATAAGATCCATTTGCGTCGAGTGTGCGTCAAGTTCTGCGATAGTTTTGCGAACCACATCGTCGCTTGGAGATGCGAGACAATTGAAGGGACCGGGGTGAAATGATAAACGTTGACCGCCAGACATTGCAATTTCACCAGCTTCGGACAAAATATCAGCAATAGCATCAATGTCTGGCAAAGTAAAAATATCATATTCTGAGAACCAAGGGAACAGGCATGATGTCATGCGATAGACTTTGATGCCGTTTGTGTTATTCCACTCGATAATCTTTTTGAGAGCCTTCACGTTTATAAGTGCTAGCTCTGATGCGTATGCGACACCTTTAGATTTAAAAGTGCGCTTGATCATGCCACGATTAGAGCAGATCTTTTGTTTTTGTAATGTCATGTTGATACATGCATATCCTAAGTTTATTGTCATATTGACCTCCGATGTTAATATCAATATAACCTATTAGAAAAATTTGTCAAGTATTTTTTACCACTTTTTGCAAGACCAATATTTGGCTTTCGTTTTTGGTCCCGGATTATCGCAACCGTGACGGGCTCTAAAGTTTTTTCTAGCCTTCGGATTGTTTTTTCTAATCTTCATTGTCTTTTCGCCTTTGGCTTTAGCTGAGGTTCCACCGTGACCAAAATTAACTTTCTTTGCTATTACTTTACCATCTTTGTCTTTTTTCCCAGAATTGACATAAACTTTGAATTTTTTAACGTCACCACGCATTGGCTTGTTTAGCGTAACTGTTCTTCCTTGATACACCGCTTCTTCTAATTCTTCTTCTTTCAATATGCCATCAAGTTTATCTGCTTGGCCTTTATGTGCTTTTGAAGCGCCATATAATTTATCTCGAATTTGCTCCAACTCTTTTCTGTCCTTATCGCTCATTTCTTCTTCTCTGATGTATTGCTCTTGGAGTCCATATGTTTTGCATGGGTCTTGACCACAGCCACAATTTTTTTGTTCTTTTAATTTTGATTTTTTAACTATACGCACTTCAATAACCCTTTTACGTGATTCGTTTTTTACAGGATAATTAGATTTTACATATTGCTTGCCTTTATCGGTGCCACGCTTCTTTTTCGCATTATCAGCCTTCTTTTCTTTAGAAGACATTTTTGCCCATTTTGATGCTGGCTTGCAGCGACTATCAGATCCGTCGCCTCCTCCTTTGGGTGCACCACACGGCGAACCATCTGAATGAGTCCAGTTTTCTCTTTCCCATTTTTTCAGGCCACCTTCTTCTTCTCTGATGATTCCTTCCTTTTTAGAATCCTTGCCTCTACCTTTTCCGTAGTTAGGGTCTTTGCAATATTTAGATGCAATTTGTGCTGCTCTTGCAGACCAGTTGTTGAACTTTCCATCCTTACCACGGCTAACCTTCTGGCCTCCGATTGTCTTACCATCAACCCAATCTTTTCCTTTCTTGCAAATTTCTGCTTCGTCAATCTGCTCTTCGTTTATACTTTCGTCAGTCTTCTTGCGACAAGAGCCGGGAGCACCTTCAGCAGTTCCTTCGACACGCTCATATCCATCCCAACAATCCTCAGCGATAATATCTTCAAGTTCCTCTTGAATGATTTGTTGTACTTGTTCCAATGTAAAATTCATAATCAATAACTCCAATCAATCATTAATTAGGTCTTTTTTTGATTTAAGCCAGCCCATGCAATGACAATTGCATCCGCTCGATCATCGGTGCCGGGCTTAGGGTTTCCATGTCTTGTTAGTTCATAATTAAAGTCTTTTGGGAATGCACGCTCAACATGCTCAATCACTCTTAGCTTGGTGTTTTCTCCACGCTTTATTTTTAGATGAACGAGCCCTCTTGCTTTAGCAGGTGACAATGGAACTGCCATAAAGCCAAGCAGCTTTCTAATCATAAAGCAAACCATTCCGTTGAATCTCTGTAGCTTGCTCATTGTGACTGCTGATGTCTTTCCACCGGAAAATGCTATAAAAGCAGACTCGACATAAACATCTTTGATGTTATAATCAAGATTGTTAATAAACTCTTCTATGTGTAGGCACCTGTCTTCTAGTGCTTCTTTTGTATTTAACTTGATCAGCGTGGTCTCTAATAGATTGAATTTATAATCCATTACACAAAGACCAACTTTACTAGTACTGATATCTAATCCTAAAACAACTTCTTTCATAATACTATATTATAACACATAATTATACACTTGTCAAGTACTAAATGTCTAATTTTAGCTTGAATGTATATGATTGCTCCTCAGTTTTTCTTACAGGCGTTGCTACTTTTGCAATACCAATTAGGTTTTTGTCTTTGTCATACAGTCCTATTTTTGAAATGTAAACAACTTTTTTAAATTGCGGCTCCACATCAGCAAACTGAGAATAGACAACATTCTTTATTACCTTTGGGGATTCTACAAACTGATGTGATCCCGATGTGATTTCGAATTTATTTGACGATGATACAAATGTCGGATTATTAGAATGATTTAATTCACCATAAGGCGAATGAGCCATCATTGTCAAGACTTGTGTATGAGTAGTTCCTGAGTATTCCATCAGAAAACTAGCAGACAAAGTTGTACTGGCGATTGTGGGCTTGACGCCGGAACTGTTTTTGATACCATAGCCAAAATGTACCCACTTTGAGTTGCCTGTTGTGTCATACGCAATAGAATGAGAATCAAGAGACCAACTGCCAGTTAATGCGACGAACCCCTCATTGTATAAAACAACACCAGCCACTGATCCGGATCCCGTAGAACCAGCAGGCCCAACTTGAACTAAATCTCCATTCCTTCTATAGTCAGATAGCTCTCCTACCAGACTACCAGAAATATAGTATTTTAGCGATAAAGAGCCTTTTTTTATTGATGAGCCATACAATATAGAAGGAATGGAGATTAGATTGATGTTTTGTGTTGCTTTATCGCCAAGTGATGACGAATACTGATAGTGGGGTGATAAGTAAGTGTAATGTTTGAAGTTATTCTTTAGTGCTTGAATTCTAGATCTAGTCGTAGTGCTGAAATAATCTCTCGACAGGCTTGCAGACATCCTGTATGATGATGCAGCCGTCTGGCCGTCAAATGTCAGACTTGAATTGTAAACCTCTTTTTTTATTTTCTTGAAACTGTCTCGGCTGCTGTTCTTTATAACAAACGGATGAATAAAGTTATTAGAGCGATTTATGTTCATTTCATATAAAGAAGTCTCGCCCTGCGGTACATTTAGAATGTTAGCATTGGTTGAACTTGTAATATTCGGAATATTATCGACATAAAGTGATCCGCTCTGAATATAAAAAGAATATTGCGGATAAGCCTCTATAGTGTTTGTAAATAAATCATCTTCTTCAAATTTGTAAAATGTCATTGATAGCCTCCCAATAATTAGTTTATTGAGATCTAATAATCTAAACGGGCTCTAATTGTGTATTCTTGACTTGGGTCCTTCTTGAGAGGTTCAGATAATTTAGCAACCGCCATCAATTCATTATTATCGTTATAAAGACCAATTGTCGTTATATAAGCAACAGGAGAATCAGTAGACTTTGTCTTTACTCTCAATTTACTATTGTTGAGATAGGTTGGGTTAGTAGAATAATTGAATTCGTTATGATTCATTCTGCAAAAATAAATTGTAGAATTAAGCTCAACTGTGTTGTTGAATTGAATATTGTATATTCTTGACCTAATGTTGTCTGCTGCTCCTGAAATTTGCGATCCTGTTAAGACAGCCTTAAAGTTTTCAGATGTTGTAGATGGTCCTGACATACTTAGTGAATAATGACTATTATTTAAGATCCCACCATCTGATTGTTTTAAGAATACAGAGGAACTAATAACTGCGATCCCTGCTTGATAGTAAATATGGCCAACTGCATATGATTGGTTTGCTTTCAAAATATTAGCGGTCACGCCAGAACTATTTGTTGCATATAGAATGCCATATTCTCCAGCAGGGGAATTTACAAGATAGCCACTAGATCCACTTTGATCTGAGATTGTTATTCTTTTTGCCATATGTGATCCCGGAGCGTATGCCGGAGTGACCCCAAGGTCTAACGAAAAAGAACCTTTCTTTATCTCGTCTTTTACCAATAGGCGTGAAAAGTTTAGAAAGACAACATCGTTCATTTTGGTGCCGCCACCAGCAATATTACCATCTTCATCAAACTGCAAAACAGAACCAGTATGGTCATAGCCCATTAGTAATTGTGCCATTTGATTGTAAATGTTTCTCTTCTTTGATTTTTGCCCATTTGTGGTCGTGATGCTAGCAGCCAAACCTGAGGAAGCACCTACTCCAATTGTTATGTCAAAAATATGATTAGCCGAAGAACTAAGGTAAGGATAATCATATACGGACTGAAACATGCCGTGAGCAAAATTTTTAATGTTGTTTGTTCCATAAGTACCAGAAACAATAGTCCCAGTCAACGGTATTGCTTCATGTAATAGTGTCCTTGTGTCAACAATATCAATTGCACCGTCTAGTGTTTTATAAAAGCTATCTGCCATTTTTTTCTCTCTCTATTAAGTAATTGTTTTTACAAATCTAACAGGAATGTCTAAAGTGTAGCCTGTGACCATTCCTGTTACTCTAACATGAGTATCGATAATTCGAACATTAGTATTTGCACCATCGCTTTTTCTCGGCATCGTATCTGTTCCACCTAGCTTTGTAAACAAATAGGTGCTAGTGTTCAAATCAAGCGAGGCTGCTATTTTGAATTGTAAAATGGATCCTCTCGGTCCAGAAATTGTTTGTGTTGAAGAAGTAGAATCATCGGAGTTGTTGACCACTAAACCAGTTGATGCATCTACTGTGTAAAAAGCTATATCATCATCGTCGATGTAATCTTCTGAGATTCTATTTCCATTTAAGTCAACGATTCTCCCTAATCGATTGTCAATTTGTAAAATGTAAACATCTTCAATCAATCCGTCCATCAAAGAGGATTGCTTCGGAGAAATTTCGCTGCTGTCTATTCCCTGATCAACTCGGATGCTATTTGAGCTTTCAAAAGATTCTCCGAATAAAACACCAACAACATGTTTTCCATTTTGATCAATACCGATCGCTTTAATTGTACCAGCAGCGTCAGTACCTTCAGTCTCTCTATCTACTGCCACGACATAAACACCTTTTGTGTTTCTTTGTGTGTCATTATAGTTTTCATTTAGTTTCAGAACTGGTAGATACAAGAGATTGTTATTCTGAATGGAAATTAGCTTTGTCTTCATTGAAGAGGCATTGTTAGTAAAAGCCTCTAGTACTGGTGTTTGTAGAATTTCTAGATCATAATAAGCAGATCCGCTAGCATGAGAAGTATTATACAAAGTATAATCAATTTCCTCATCTCCAACTGCAAATTTTGTAATTTGAAAAGAGCCATCTCCTTTTGACAACACTTTTCTCCCATGGTCTGTTAGTACAACATCTAAAATAATATCACCACTATTATCTAAAAAAGCCATTTAATATCTCCTTGATCACTATAAATAGGTCTTTATGACAAATCTTCTTTGATTCGCTCCTTTATTAGACTAAAATTTAGATTTAGATCTAAAATTTTCCCGCTTTCATTTGACTTGATTCGAATCTTGAATTTTCTACCCCAAATTGGATAATCTGCCTTTCCAAGACTGAACAAACTTAGAGGGTCTGTGTTGCTGTTAGGCATCGTAGATGTGTCCTCTCTTTTGTCTAAAAGTACAGTATGAATAAATGCAGGCTTGACTTGTAGCATGTTCCTAAATTTTCTTGTAGGATCAAAATCTTTTACCATATCAACTTTTATAATAGACACAGAAATTTTAGATTTATCAGAATCCTTTATCAACTCTACTTCATATACCGGTGATGGATTAGAGACCATGCCCGTCACGCTTTGCGTCCTAAAAATGTAATAATATTTTTTATTAGGAAAAATATTTTCTTTATGAATAATTAGCTCCATATTTCTTGAATCATCATCTTGCTTTGTAATTGTTGTCACAATAGAGTCTTTAAAATCATAAATTGATTTTGGCCTCTTGTCTAATCGCATAACCTGTACTGTCAGTGGCTCGATGGCGTTTTCAAAAGTTACTTTATTGTCTACTGGATCTGTCTTCATTTCTAGCATAGAGTCTCGCTCTAACAAGTTTATGAAATACTTTTTCTCAATCCCCTTTCTCATCAAAAAGGCCATTTTTATTAAGTTAGTGCTGCTAGACTCGTTAATAAATCTGACGTCAGGTGATAATGGCGGGTTAGTTGAGATTGTTATTGATTTAGAAATAAAATCAATTTTTGTAACAATAGGATTTGGCTCTGACCTAACCTCAAAAGTTGCTTGTCTAGAATCATAATTTTGATCAACGAGGTTGTAGGAATATGTGACGCCATAAACAACAACGTATGCACTTATAGAATAAGTATAATTATTATTATAATTGACCTCTGTGTCGATAAAACTAACCACGTCAGAATAATTCGGTACCATAAAACTTTTTACTGGGTTTGTTGTTTGGAACCCTTCAAATTTTGTTATTTTATAAAAGATAGTTTCAACTGGTACTGCTCCTGTTTCTACAAGTTTTTTATAATTAGAATTATATAATGACTGTTTTTGTAGTTTTCCTAAGGCCTCAAGTTTTGTAATAAAATTGATAGTACTTGATTCTTGTCTAGAGACAAGATGTTCATTGAAATCAGCATCGGACATACTTGAGATTATATTATTTAACAAATTGAATTGATAATTTTGCTCTGATTCGTTTCTTTGATTGGAATATGACAAAATTCTATTCATTTTTCTTTCCGTTTCATTCATAAACAATGAATAGAATTTCAATTCTTTTAGTATTGGCCTAAATACCTCTATTTCGTTTCTAGAAATTGTTATTTCAGAATGACAAGGGTATAGTTCCTTGTTGCTATTTATATTGGCAAAATCAATACTTTCATGTAAAATGTCTTTGCCCGTGTTGTTTTCGCCTCTATTCGCAGCACTAAAGAAATCAATCGATTTTTTTGTTTCAAAGTCTACAGCCCGTCTGTAAATGCTATCCGGTGTGCCATTTATTTCATTATTTATTTCTATTTGTTCATTATAAAAATTGACCTTAGAGCCTATCTTGATTGTCGGACTTTTGCCATGAACTTCATATGGAATCAAAAAGTCACTTTCTACTGGTAGGGAATAATTCATATTGTGAAATGTAAACTGTTCCTCGTTCAAGTCAGAGACCAAAGAATTAAAAGTGTCTTCGTCTATGTTTGGTGACAATTTGACTTGTATAACATCGCTAAAAGAGCTTATTTTTTCACTTCTGCTCTTGAATTCTATTTTTGCTTCTTTTGACAAAATTTGTGCATTGAGCAGATTAGGCTCATCTTCTGTTTGTGAAAGTTTTAGTTTATAGTCCTCTACGACATTTCTTTTTATTTTTCTTTCTAAAGAAAAGTTCATTAGTAGCCTCCAGTTCCAGTGTTATAGTTAGTTGCTGCGGCTGTTTGTCCTGTTTCTTTTGTCTCTGTTGAGGAGAAAATTTGTTCTTCTGTTGTAGGATTTTGCTTTATTAATTCGCTTACACTGCCGGCCATATCAACATTTGCTGTGGTTGTGAAATTGTTTATTGTTTGCGATGATGATGATGTTGTGGCCTCGGGAGCAATCGCAGGGAGAGTGCTGTTGGTCATGATAAAATGCTCATCTGAATACGGCAGCACAACTCTTTCGTCTATTTCGTAATTAGTAGCCATGCTTTTTGGTCTTACCATTCTACACAATGTTCCATTCGACAAACTATCTATCATATCGTGAGTCACAACATTCCAAATAGGATTCTTCAAATCTTTAACTCCATTTGAACTAACTTTGAAATCCAACAGATATTCAAATTGAGAAATATAAAAATAATAAACAGAAACAAGCAAATCATTATCTGCTTCGATTACTTCTCTTTGAGTGAAGACGGGCTTCGCAATTTTCAAAGATTTAAAATTGAAAGCTCTAAATTGATTTGGTATCAGAGGAACCCCTCTAGAGCTTTTCGGAGCACGAGAAATAGGCCTTTTCGTAAAAATATTATTCTTTTTATAAATCGAAATTTTGTCTCTAGAGCTTGTCTTGTTTTTGGAAATTTTATTACTAAATTTTCTTTTGGTTTTCTGTCTAAACTTTTTCTTCTTTTGTTCAACCTCAACATCAGAAAAATTCAAGAAATTAGAATCACTACCTAAATAGTCTTCGGCATCCACATAGTAATCTTCTTCGTTTTGTGTTTCAAAGAGATGTGGAAACATTTCAAAAGCTAACGGCGTTATTCTAAACACGCTCTTTTTGCTTCGAACTTTTCTGATTTTTATATTATCATAGAACTTGTTGAACTCTATCAAGTCAACATTTCTGACATCTTCTAGTGAAAAGTGTTTATTGTTACCCCGAACAGACACTGGGGTAAAAAAGGATGCTTTACTGCTGTTCACATCTCCAAACGTACCGGAGTCAGAATCGTTTTTCATAGATTTGAAAAATTTATTATTTTCAATTTGTACTCTTTGGTTTATCTGGTTTTTATTTATTCTTCTAAAAAATGTGTCACCAGTGCCGTCTTGAAGATACGAATAAAACTTTCTGTGGGAGTGTGGCTCAATTATTTTTTCAAAATGAGCAGTGTAAGTCACCATGTTGCTCATTGCTGTTTTTTTGGGCCACGAAAATTCATTGTTTATACTCTTACTATCAATCTTTATCTCAAAAACGTTTTCAATATAATTGTACAAATTATACAATTCTGATTTGAAATTCAATAGTGAGCCATAGTTCAACGATTTGGGCTCTATAAGAGAAAAGTTTTTGTTCTCTGTGGCCTCTGTTGATTCTCCGTCATTAAAAAACATGTTTTTGTATTTAGAATAAATTTTTGGAGCGAAAATCCATGGAGCAGTGCTGATATCTTCTGAAAAGAGAGACAACTCAGATGAAAACCAGTTGCTAGGAGGGTTATCTTTTAGTGCCTTTGTTCTCAATCTAAAATTTATTCTTTTTAAGTAATCGTCTATCGATTTCATTGCTTGTAAAACATCTTGCAAAATTGATTTAGCCTCAACAATGGTGGGATCCATAAACGACATAGAAAAATCATAATTATATTTACCAAATAATTCTTGTAATTCTGTGTCTGGGAATTCTATCGCCATTAACTTTTTATCAAAGGGAAAGATTCTTCTCTGAATTGTTTCGCCGCCGTATGAAGCAACGAATTCCCTCTCGATATTTTCAAAATTTGTAATAATTCTTTTTGTCTCGACGGTTTTTCTTTTCTTTTCTTTGTTGCTAATAAATCTAAATGTTTTGATTTTGTTTCTGTTGATTGATAAATTTCTAAATCTTATTTGATTGATGAATTTGTCAGAATATGAATCGTCAAGGGCCAAAAAGACAGTTCCATATTTTGTGTTTTTATAAATTATTTGCTCCATGTTGACGAAAAACATAAATTTATTAGCACCATCATCTCCAAACGAATGAAATAAATCAGAAACTTCTGTTAACTTATTTGAAAACTTTTTTATGCTATTTTTTCTTTTTGTTTTTTTTCTTAGATCTTTCAGTTTCAAATTAGGAACATAAACTCTAGAGACTGGCTGGTGTGGAATATTGTCAGAGTGCCTAGAGAACTGCATAAATCCTGCTTCTGGATGTCGGTGCACTGGCCCAATCCATTGCTCATTACTAGGCAATTTCCAAATGCTGGTTGTTGTTTGCATTATGCCGTTTTCAAAAACAATCTCTGAGGCTATGGGGCCCTGAATAAACTCTACGTCTGCGAATCTTTCGCCGGCAATCTCAATAGGATCAACTACTACAGCAGCATAAACAAATAAATTATTGGTATTTTCGTAAGGATGTGAAGTTGTAATTTGGTAAATCTTATTACCATCTACGACCTCAGACTTTATGTGCTTCATAGAAACAACTTTAACAACTGCATTTGCATCTAACTTTTGAATGTGCCTTTTGTTCATTTTCAGGATACCTTCACGCATAGATAAAATAACAGCCTCTGATTGTGTCGATACGACAACCAATTTGTAATATTTCATCTTTACCGGATCATTGCACCATTCTGGTTCTGTGTTGGAGTCGACACAGAATGCCTTAACTTCAATCTTGTTATCATGTAAATTTATTTTTTTTACATAACAATTTGGCAACAAATCATTTCCTACTACTGTCATTCTTCACAATCCTCGATCTCTTTAGCAGTGTTTGCATAAATATTATATAGCTCTCCTTCGTCCGGACACTCTACTTCACTATCTAAGTAAATATCATTTAGCTCAAGTTTTTTTCTTCCGCTACAGATATCAGAAGGCGCAATAGTGCTATCGGTTGCTATATCAAGCCAATAACTTACTATGTCAGGCGTTTCTGGTCTCTGTTCTGTCTTGAACAAAGAAGAGAAGGAGTCTTCATCATCAATCATGATGCCTTCAACTATTATCTCCTTCTCGCCAATAAAGGATAACTTTTTGTACGCCGACTCATCTTCCTCATATAGGTGCACCTCCATCTCAAGCCCTTCGTTAAAATTGAAGCCATTTTGCTCGATGATGTTAATTAGAAGTTGTTGTTGTTCTTGTGTTATACTCTCGTTGCCAAAACTTTGCCCAATGCTGGAAAAGTTGTAGTTTGTCTTTGGATTGTTGGGTTGCACATTTTCTAATTTTATTTTATACTCTATGTTGCAATCTATTTGTGGAATCTGTAGGGTTGGAGAATTAGATGATTCAAAGCTATTAGATATGGACGATGCAGTGTTGTGTAAAAACGTTACTTTCCACCCATTTGTTCTTTTCTCTTCTATTTTATTACTGCCAACCATATTTAGCATTTTATTATCAATCTGTGGTTTTTGGTCTCTTATATTTGATTCCACTCCAATATAGCTTACTTGTGGCCTTAGATATGGAGTTTCTGAAAGGATTCTGCTTTTTGTTTCAGTGTTTGTTTCAGAAAATCCTGCTTTTGCAGAATCATATAGAATGTCGTCGTCAAAAAAAGCATAATACTGTGGTTTCAATTTACCCTTGGATAATAGCTTCCTGCCGTGTGGAGTCAATTCTATTTTGATTACATCCTCTTTTTTGTTAAAGAAAGTCATGATTAGTATCCTGTGAACATGTTAGATAATAAATTTGTCGTAAACTGTGATCCAACGTCCTGCAATTCTGCCTGTTGCATTTGAGTTGATTGGCTTGAAGCCATCTGTTGCATCGTTGATGCTTGTTGCATCATGTTGTTAGTTAGTCCGCCGACAAAATTCTGCGTCATGGATGCTACTTGTTCCCCATCCATTGGCGTATCTGGCATAAAACTGCCCGGCCCTGAGTCCATCGCTACTTGTTGTATATTTATTGGGCCCATTCCTGCTTGCGCTCCTTGGGTCATAGTTTGCATATCCTGCATCAAATCTGTAAAATCTGTTTCTATTTGTTGCATATCGCCTTCAATAGAATTTATCATTTGTCCTGTTACCATGTTCTCGCCTTGTGTATTCTGCTCGTCAAGAACAGGGAAGTCTTCTTGTATTGGAGCAGTTGGCCCAACCGGCCCAGTGTAAAGCAATGGTGGCCTTGGAGGAGGCTCAGTAGGCGTTCCTATAATTGGTTTTATCAATAATTTCGGATCATCTTGAACATAGGAATCAGACATGGTGACATCAACATCTAATTTGGCTAACTCAACCAATGAAAAGAAATCATAGGGCCAGTTGTAAGATAAGTCTGTTCCATAGTTTGGCGGCCTAAATATTGAAGATCCAATATCACTCTCAGGCAATGGTTTAGAATCTGCTGTTTTTGTTTTTCTACCCAATCCCACGACTTTATTATAATAATTAGCCTCGCCTCTTTGTTTGGCTTTGAATACAAGCCATTGAACTTTTTCTGGGAATGGATTACCTTTTCCTTGGCCGTCTTCGGACTTTTTCAACTTTCCACCACCAAGCATTTCATAGGCTAATAGGTTGTGACTAATTGTGGCTGTCGCCTCACTAAATGAACGACCAATATCTTTTGGTGGCAAGTTCTGCCATATATCTGCTAAATCTTGCTGGTCTAGCATTTTTGTAAATTCAAATATGTACATTGCAAAAGGTTCAATGTCTCTTCTATGTACAAAATCTATGAATGGCGGAATAACATACCTTTTCATTTTATCAACCATGTCGATTATGCTATTTGCAATGTTGTCTCTTTTGGTGTTTATATCTAGATCTGCTGCTGCGCCATAAACAGCTCCTTTTTCTAATCTGAAAAACTTTCTACGACCATTCTGCTCTACAAAAGGAATTGCAACTACCGCTTCTCCAATTTGCTTGGCAGTGGCAGGAGTACCTAGTCTTACTACGTCCTTGCTAAATCCGCATAAGTCGACTAAGGATTCTTCCGCCGCAGAGCCAACAAAATTTGTTCTAAAGTCCTCTGGTATTTCAGACACTCCCAAGAACACGCCCTTAGCTGGGTCTGTTTCCAAAAACCCATATTGATGCCACATCCCACGTGGAACAGCTTGTTTGCCTTCTGTTGGTGGCATATAAAGAGAGCCAGTGGACGTATAACTATTGAAATTTAACATAGGTGTTTCAAAATAAGATTGAATTATCCATCTAGACTTTTCTTCGCCAGAAGCATTAACAGCAACACTCACTCCTTGAGATGTTCCGTCTCCAACCAAATCAACATTTCTTATTTCACCTTGAGCGAACAAGTCTAGAGATGCACTTAGCTGCATTGCGTTGGTATTATACAGCTTGTTTACTCTAATGGCCTCTTCTTTCCTGTCTGCATTGGAATGATTAGTTCTTCTGTCTAAATGTCTATAATACTCAACTGTTGAATTACGGATTATTTCTCCGATGCTGTATTTTTTAGTCTCAGTTGCTGTGAATTTGATATCTGCCCATGCTTGCCCATAATAGTAGGGCGGAGTATAGGGGTGATTCTCGCCAATCGCAGAGTCTGACCCGGTCATGTCAGAGACAGATCCGGTAGCGGGCCATGTTGCTTGAGAAGGCGGGCCAAATGCTGTTGGTCTTGAATACATTGTAAAGTTCTCAACGGAGCCGGACGGGTACTGAGGAGCGGCAAAATAACCATCGGAGCCGTTGATTAGCGTCAAAGATGCTGTGTTCGATGTTTTGTACATCGAAACCCTCATAGAATATGTTGATCCTGACTTTGCTTGCCCAACAGATGGATCATCTGATGGTGCGGAATAAATTTTGCTAAATTGTTGACCTTGCAAGAAAAATGAACCCACTTCAGACAAAAAATTGTGAGCCATTAGCTTATACAAATTATCTCCGGTGCCATTCCAAAATACAGATGATGAGAGGTTGCTAGAAATATGAGGCTCATTGCAGCCAATAGATTTTCCTGCCATATGGCTTTCAGGACTAAGCAATGCGGTAAATGGAATTCTATCTTCAAACAAATTCACCGTGTTGCTTATTGTGTTGAGATAATATTTGCCGGCGAAGCTGGGGCCAGCCGGATTTAGCAAAACCCTGTCGTTTGCTTCCGAAATTGGGTTTGTGACAATAGGATAGTCACAAGCAATACCAGACTTTATCGAATTGAATAAAACACCGGGTGCAAATAATGGTGCTAAAAAGTTTTGAAAGACGATTTTAGCCGAATTTCCTAACGGTTGATAATCAAAAGTAGATCCTGTTGCTCCTAAGACTGCATTACTGTATGATGAATAAAATTGCTTTGCCATATCCACTGTTCTTTGTGCGGGATAAAAACCATTATAAGGCAAAAACTTCAATACAGCTTTGCATTTTAATTTTATTCTTCTTGGTTCAACAAAGTCTTTGTGGTCTTCTCTAATCACTTCAAAATGTTTAAGGAAGTCACTAGTTGAATAGATTTCAAAAAATTTATCTTCATCGCTAAAATCAGCAGAACCCAATGCCCCGGACAATTCAAACATGTTAGAAAACTTTGTGTCTATTCCTTTCGAGACTATATCGCTCACATGGCTACTTATTCTAAACTCCGGCACTATTGTATACCCTTTTCCTTTCTGTCTTACGCCTTGAACAAACTCGTCATAAGAATCATAAAATGGATTTCTACCTCTCATTTCTCCGGCTTGCCACTTTGCATCACCCTGAAAGCTGTCAAAAGCACCTATATTGCCAAATGTTGTACCAGTATTAATGCCCTCGATTAGCATTCCATTCTTTGAAACAACCGAGGCCGAGTGTTCAATCGTATGCTTTCTATTGTAGATAGGGGCCGGCCTTACAAAAGTATCTAACACTGAAGATGTCACATAATGATGCACCGTATAGTGACCAGAAGAATATTGATTTTGCAAAATTCCAGCATCTACTTTTAGGGGAATCGACGAGCCATCATGATGGTCGTAGCCCAGTTGAATAAGCACAGTACTGTGGTTGTCGCCATCAGTATTCCAGTCTAAAGGCCACACACTCTGAGATACGGTGGAACCAAAACCGTTATCAACGCCCATTTGTCTTCTGTTGTTTCTCTCATCTCTCCAATTGAAGGAGAAGTTTTTTCTCTGTCTTGTATAACTTTTGTTGACATAAATCTGCGAGGGATAGACAGTCTCGGAGTATTTTATAAACTCAAAAACATCCATCGGCGATTCGATAGAATTCAGACCATCTTCTAGATATAAATCTTTTATATTATCATAAACCTTGTCACGATCTTCTGTTTTGCCGTAATATTTATCTAGCTCTTTGTTGTTAAAAAACGTCAATCGATTTGAGTAGCTAGTCTTGATGTCAAATCTTTCCATTGAAATTTTGCTTGACTTTTCCGACTGTGTTCTTGATGCGCCTCGAACCACAAGTGGATGATTTCTAAAAGTGACCGGAGTTTCTACGTATGCTTTTATTTCTCCGTACTTTGCCCTTACATTAGATCCATCAATTACAATAGAGTTGCCCGGCTCAACAACATGAGTAAAGGCACTCACTTTAACATGCCTTCTGCTTAGAGGATTCTCACTAGCTCTGATCTGTTTCCACGTTGGATAGCCATAGGGGCCGTTCCTGTGTAGCATTAGTGCACAAAAATATGATGCAGAATTAGGAATTGATTTTGGAAACTTGAAATTTTTCACGCCATGAGTCACGTGGTGATGCCATGTGCCTATAGGCGAGATCGTAAGTCCTCCCATAGCGCCTATAAAATTGACAGTATCCACAAGATTGTACCTGCCATCTCTTGCATTGTCAATGGGGGAAATGAACACCACTTGGGTGGCTCCATTTATATCTGTGATTCTTTCTCCATTCGTGGTACCAGTAAAAAGGCCACTATCGGCATCAATATAGGTGCTTGGTTCGTAAATAAGAGTGTTCAACCCAACAAAGTCTAAATAATAATTCGCCATTCTATACTCCAAAAATTTCTGATGCGGTTGGGAAATTTATTGCGGAGACAAATCCACTTTCACCACCAATGCTTACTGATGAACTGACAATTCCGTCGGTTGGTGCGTAGCCATAAATTCTCTGCTTTCCACTTTTATATGAGTAATTATTACCCAATGAAGAAGTTACCCAAGAATACTGAAAGTCTGACCTTGGCAACAGTGAGCTAAAATGTGCATTATTATGGTCTTCGTTGAAAACCGGCACAGGAATTGTTGATGTATCGGTGGGCCTCCTACCAACATTTCGATGAATCTTGTGAAAAGAAGCCTCAGACTCATAATTAGAAGATGCAACTGATCCATGTTGTGAGTCAATCCCAAAGCGCCCGCAATGCCTTGTCAATGATGTTCTCAGGCCCTCTCTGCGTCCCGCTTGACTGTTTACTCTTATTGTACCACTTTCACCGGAACCTGTTCCACGAACAGTCAAGTTGCGATAGTTCAAAGAGTTATGAACTGAATATTCCTTTGCATGTGCATCCAGATAGCCATGGGAAGTCTCAATACCTCCCGGGGCTGAAAATCTTGATGTAATTATAGTGTTTGTCACAGAAGAATTAACAATGGCATTGATATTGCCGGGAACTGCTGCTATCGGAGTTATTCCGCCTGTAATGCTAGAATCGCTTCCATACCACGAATTAGCTCTTTTAGTCGGGTGCCACGCACTAGAACTCAAGACTATGGTTCTATTCTGGTTGGCAGTGCTGGTGCTAGCTGTTAGACTGAATGTGGCATAGGAAGCAGTTTGTGGAATACCGCTCGACCAATGCATTCTTCGGGCTTGTAATGTGGCTTGCTTAACAGTAATGTTGTTGTTGCCCATAACATCGTATATCAAGCCACCATTGACTAAGTTTGTTGTCTGTCCGTGAACGGGTGTTGGATCACTAGCATGATCTCCCATAGTCCACCACGCAGCACACTGTGAGGAACTTGGAATTGCTATTGCCGGATTGCTATGGTTTGGTGCAACTCTAGAGTTGTACAGTGTCAAAACCTCAGCGCTTGTTAGGACTTTATTGAAGAACTGAAATGAGTCAATTCCCCCTTTCCAACCGTTGGAATCTCCAAATAATTGAATCTGATTTATGGGATTGGGGACATATGTTCCTCCCCAAGTCGATGGGCATCCGCCTGCATATGTGTCACATGTTGTTGACCAAGACTGGCTAATAGCATTTATATAAATGACTGGTTTGTTTTGAAAAGTAGGATTGGCAGAACTTGACTGCCATGTGAGGGCTATGTGTGCCCAAGTGTTCTTCATTTTGCCGGGAAGATCACTCAGTTGCCATTGGGTTTCTTTTTGATTTCCTCCGCCATCTGTGTAGCTAATTCTGAATCGTAGCATATAGCTCAATCCTTGATCTGCCCATGCATATGAGTGACGACCATTTCCGGTTGCCGACCCCAGCCAAAAAAGACGCTTATCGCCACTATGTGTGCCATCAAATTTGTACCAACCAGCTAACGTAAACGAGGACGCTGAGAAGTTTGAAACACTGGCAGTGAGATAAGATACATTGTGTGAAGATGTTTGGTAAATGGCACTTCCAAGTACAGCGGGGGATGTAGTGTAAGAAACAGAGTAACTTGAAGTGTAAGCATTTTGCAAGTGTGTGCGAAAACTGTTATACAAGTCAGTGTCACTTGACCCTGAACTTATTAAGTAAACTTCTCCGGTGGTTGTTTTACCAATATCGTTTGGAAGCCAAAACTCCTTTGCCGCAAATCCTCCGCCTGCGCCGAGAACTATATTTTCATTGTGTGAGGGACTTATACTAGAAGTTCCAAACAACTTTATAGATCCAGAAGCCTTTGCACCAGCCACAGCAGCTACTTGCTCTACTTGTCTATTGTTTGAGTAAGAGCCAAAAACATTACCTACAGATGTTGGACTTTGTGCTAACAGGGTCATAGGATGAGTAGTCGTTGGTAAAATATCACCAATAGTTTGTGGAATGAAATTGTGATCCGGATTTTTTCTTAGATAAAGATTATTTTGCATTTTACCGCCAGCGGAAATTAATTCATAATTTTCTCTAAAGTTACCAAGATTCCTACTACCGGTAGTGTAGCGAATGTTTTTGATGTTAACAGGGCGTTTTGCTCTCTCTTCTCGATAAAAAACAGCTACTTTTCTGGCCGGATCAGGATACGGGCCACCGTAATCAGGACCAACGATACCTATTGCGCCATCATGAGGTGAGTCTTTGTCTCCTAACTGCAACATCCAGCCTTCAGGTCTTGTGTATTTGTTGTCCAAATTGTTCAAAGGTGCTGTTCCAGTGTCATCGTCTATAAGGCTCAAATCTCGCCTATTTACAGCTATGTGTCTATGTTGGTGTCCACCTACCCATGTCTCAGTAAAAGGTCCCTGCATGGGAATATGGTTCGTTGGAGAGGTTGTATCTGAGTGTATGTTTGTCACAATAGACCCAGAATCAAAACGATTCACGACATGAGAATTGTAACCACTATTAACAGAGCTAGAGATTACTGTTACGGGCAAATCCAATTCGGTTAATCGATATGAATAAGTACTATCAACATCTCTTGCACCGGGCGAGTACGATTCATTTGAATATTTACCAGCAAATGCATCTAAATACACTCTAGTCTTTAGATTCGGATCTTGTATGTCGTCACATGACCTTTGTGTTATTTTGCCACTGCCAGTGCCGGGCCCTGCTACCACAACATTTAGTGGCTGCCCGTAGTTTCCTTTTTCACCGTGCCTTTGTGCCAAGTGATAAATAACGTCACGATTCTTCTTTGGTGGATAATTTATACCACCATGCAACGGAGGTTCCAAGTCTTGAGAGATCCTGTAGGGCTTTGATAGCCTTCTTAGAGCAAACGCTGACCCTCTGTAAATTGTCAGGTCAGCCTTGGCCAAGGATGGGCCACTTCCTGTCGACTCAGTGTTTATTACTTGTCTTATTGTCTCTCTTTCAACTATATCTGTTCTTTCTTTTCTGAGCTTTTGCCAGACACAATTCTTGTCATCGGCTCCGCCAATTGGAGCATGACCAGTTTTCCAGCTATACCTCATTTCGCTACTTCCTTTGATTTGGCCTTCAGTTGAAGGATATCTGGTTAGTAGCGGAAATTTGTTTTGGTATTTGTTTCTTTCTAAAATATGACTTTCAACTATATCAGAAATGTCTTTTGAGTGCCTTGCAGAGGCAGGAAACAATTGAGAAACGAAATAAGAAACAGAATTGTCTATCCATTTGAAATATTCAGTAAATGAATCAAAATCAAGGTCTTCTTCGACTTTATCGAAAAACATCGATCTAATAAAATTGACACGCTTATATTCAACTCTGTACCTATCGGTTGCTTTACCCATAAGATTGCTAAATTCTTTTACCGACGAAATCATGTTTAGCATTTCTTCAGAAACAACTTGATAAAGACTCTTTTCTAATGAGAAATAGTTGTCACTTACATCATCGTCCTTAATAAAAAACTTCTTTTCATCAGTCTCAATAGTAACACTGTCTGAATTATATGCCATTTCTGGTAGTTCTTTTTTGCTAGCATAAACAAGTTCGCTCTTGATAAACGAACTGTTAGAAGTTGGGAAGGAAAAACCTTTACCCTTGTGATATGCTTTTGTCAAATAATCCGGAAATGTTGATGAAATTGCCGCTGATCCGCTTGAGTAATCATCAACAGTAAATAACCCACTTGAGTCTGAGCCTGTGACCGTTTGGAAGTTCCAAATCAACACGTTTGAATCAAATTTAGAATTATAAGAATTAGTAGCCCCATTGGCAAACATTGATGTAGATGAAATAGATTTTTCTACACCATAATTCATAGGATCTAAATTGTGTTGCTTGATGTCATCGTTGCTAACATAGTCATTATAAAACGCAATCGATCCAATTTTGAGGTCTGACTGTTGGGCAACCGCTCCTGTGAAGTTTGTGCGATGGGCACCTATATAAAGTCTTTTAGGTCTTGTTAAGAAAGCGGAACCACTGGCATAGGAAAGACTCTCTGATACATGAAATTCATTCTCAACAACACTGAAAGAGTGGTTTACACCGTAAAAGTCTATAGTATATAACGGATTTGAGGTGCTTACCACATTGCCAATAAAAGGATACTTTTGCGGTTTCACTCTTACGGCGATGTTCCAAGTTTGATTTTCATATACATCTCTTATTAGACTAGATGTTAAGAAGAAACTATTTGATCTATTTGTTAACACAAATTTAGCATTCTTAGATTCCAAACTGTCTCTCAAAAGATAAACTTGAAAATTTGCAATTTCTGAAGATGGCCACGTATAGACTCCAACATTTGTACCTGCTTCGTGTAATCCAAAAATAGAAGAAGATAAAAAGTTAGTTCCAAAATATCCGTCCTCATGTACTTCTATTTTGTCTGGGACAATTATGTTTGCCTCAACGGTCATTGCAGAATAAAGCTCATCTAGTGCAGCTTTCGACCCTGTGACAAAAGAGTTTGTATTATTAGTTGAAGAAGTTTGAAAAATTGTTGAGTTGAATGTGTTTGTAGTATTGAAGTTTACGTAATTTTTATTAATCGTTGTTTGTCTAGATTTATCTGTAAAGTAGTGAGTTCCGTTGTCTGTGTAAATGTTTAGCTTGACAATCTCATCATCAAAACCAAAGCACCTCATCATGTTTCTGATTGATGACTCGGTCCCTTTAGCTTTCATAATATAATCTAAATTGTTATAGATGTTGTTATAAATCAAATTCTTTAATACGTTGATCTCTTTTTCATAAACAATTTTGTTTTTGTCTCTGCCATTGTAATATTCAAACAATGTATTGTTAGATAAAATTTTAGTGGTTATGAGTCCACGTTCTTTTAGTAGTCTTTCTGTAAAGGGCAAAGGTTTGTTGGTGTCAGGATAGAATCTTTTTTCTTTCAGTTTTGGGATTTCGTTTATTTGCAAAAACAAAGTATCGAAATAGCTACCCATAATTTGAAACAAGTATTTAACATTTTTATTATTAGATTCATCCTCTTCTCTGATCCAGCTAGGCACCCTATTGTAAAGCAAAGATGTATTTTTGTCATCCCATGCGCTACCACTTGTCTGTAAGTTTGTCAGAAGAGTAGTAACTTCAGGATGTGCGCTTCTTATAATTGGGTCTTTAGGCTCAGAAGTGACAGTGCTGGACAAAACAAACGCTGATCCTGCGTTTCTAGCGCCAGAAGTATACCCAGTCCACGTACCATTCGCAATCCTACCAGAATAATCTAAAACAACCGAATCATATGAAGAATTGCCAACTATACCTTCGTTGAATTTGTAATATAATCCCAAAGATGTATTAGCATCGTCAGTATTTGTTCCGCCGCCAACGTGAGTATAATAGTTGTTATAAATTTGCTCAGATGTTCTTCTGGTTTTCCAGAATCTGAAATCATCAAGACTTCCGCTTAGCTTTCCTCCATACTGGTTTGAAGGGCTAAGATGAGTTGTCGCTGCGACTAGAGACCCAATAGAGCCGTTGATCAGTCCGCCTATATCTAACATCACTCCATTAGCGTTGTGTGTCGTTTTTTTATTCAAAAGTCCGTTTACATAAAATCTAGTTATGAGTCCGCCAGAACCAGATATAACAGATAAAGCATAATGCTTCCAAGTTGTAAGAGATGCGTTAGTCACAGTTGAATCGCTTACCGTTGTTTCATAAACTCCTTTACCTGATGCTAGCGATCCGGATCGGAATACAAATTTAAAAGTGTCAGCGGCAGAAGATCCATCCAGTACAATTCTAAAGCGCCCGTTGTCATTACCAGTCTTGTTATTCCAAGAATCAAAAATTACCTCTCTTTCTGTTTTAGAGGTATTGAATGCTGGCTTTTTCAGCCAGAACTCAACAGTAAATCCCGAACTAGGATTCAATTTGAATGTTGTGGTCCTGTTTTTATCAGAATCATAGACTATAGAATTAGAAAACGTTTTAACTAAAGGTTTTCCTTCCATACCAGAAGATGCTGTGTGTAGGCCCCCTCTGATAAAAATTTGCTCTCTTTCAGAGACTGAGGGTGTTCCATACCCATTGGCGTCCGGAGACGCTGATGCCATAAAAGTAGCATATGAAAAAGTCACAAAACCATTCGACTTTGGATATAGATTGTCAAAAATGTACTTATCTAAGAAGGAAGAGCTTAATTCAAATAATGCTTTTTCCTTATCAGATCCGTCATATGGATATTCATCATACACTCTTCTAATTGAAGTTGTATAATACTCGTAGGCTGACCCGAAGCGTGCAAAATTTGATGCTGACGCAAAATCAACATTCTGAATAAAGGTTTCGTTTTTCTTCATTGTTGTTAAAACAAAATCTTTAGATTCAATGTCGGAACTGCCTGTGGCTACGTTTTCAATAGAAACGCTTTTTTTATTAAATAAATCTCTAATACTCATTCTTTACTACTCTGATTTTGAAAGAATAGGGTTGCTCCACATAAGATCCAATTCCATCTTCATAAAATGAATAATTGATTCTATATGTGTATCCGGACTCTAGCATAGATAAATCTAAATCAAAATAATTACCAGACACGTCATAAGACATTACGGTGTGGTTTGTTGAAGATGTACCATAAGGAATAACAACCCTGTTATCACTCATTCTTGTGATCTGATACGAGGCCGTGTCAACCATGATTCTTTCTGGTGTTGACACGGCTTTAGTATAAATGTTCGGCGACCAGTTTTTATTTCTAACATAAAGTCTAAATCTTTCTGTTTGCTGGTTCATGTATTGCTTTTTCAGGTTTGGCATTGTAATGACATATTTGCTGTCAGGATTTTTGCCTGTCATATAATATGTCTTTGGAGAAATAGCCGACCCGGTATGTATTTCTGATCCACTATACGACCAAACATCAACCAGATTGGGATAAGTTGACGTTGTAACGCTACTAGTAGCAGAAAAAATAACTTTGTAAACTCCTGTTGATACCCTAGAGGCACTAAGGTAACTGACTATTGCATTGCTTGAGTTTCTGAAGTATTGTGCTGTTCCTTCTGGTACTGAACCGGAAGAGTAAAAAAGCCTCATGACTGGTACTTGCGTGCTCAATCCTCTTATATCTCTTAGTTTTCCCCTAACGTAATTATACATGTACAACGTATTGAGATTATCTGCTGCTGGTAGGGCCGAACTGCTAAGTAAAAAATTTCCTCGGTTATCCCTTCTAGTGGAGTCCCATCTGGCTTCTAATATCGGTCTGTCAAAGAAAAATTCTGATGATCTTGCGAAAAACTTTTTTGTATAATAAGATTTTCGTGCACCAATTGAATTAGTTGAGCTAGATGCCTCATAGGCACCAGACAACTTTACCATAACTCCGTAATTGTTTTTTGAACCCAGAACATTGCCGCCACTGTTGACCCACTGCTCGACTAATGTCGTAACATCAACTTCTAAGTCTTCAGTCCCAATTTCAAAACGCTGCTCAAAAGATGAACTAGCATCTGTGTAGAAGTCACCTCCTGCTGTGGACCATTTGCCGCTGCCTCCGGTAAAGTTTGTTTTAGTAAACCAAGGACCAGCACCGCCACCGTCGACGCATGTAACTGCTGTGTTTCCACCATGGCCTGCGACAGCTTGGGTTATTGTAACTACCGCCCCTTCTGCTGCGGCGGAAAAATATGAACTATGATTTATAGCTGTTGCAATTGCTGTAGCAACAGCGGAATTACTCCCGCCATTTCGGGCAAATTGCACCGCAGTCGTTGCAGCAGTGCTAGTTGTAGTAGTAGCGTGTGCAGTGGCCACAACTACTGTTCCATCAGTTGCAATCAAAGTGATTGTGTCACCAGCCTCAATAAATCCATCATTGGCAACAGTTACAGTTGCGGTGGCGGTGGCGGATGTTCCGTTGGCGTTTATCCAGTTAGACCCAACCTTGTCATATGTTAAGTCAGAATAGTTTGCCATATCAAGCCCATAGCCCTCTTCCCACTCGGCGGAAATAGCATTGATCGTAAGTTTATAATCAACAGGAAGAGTTCTTGTGTGCTCCGCATTGAACATCCTAAGATAGAACGATACACTACCAGAAGCAGGAATTTTTCCAGATGTTCTGTCTGAGCTAATATCGCTAACAGGAAATTGTACCATAATTCTTGACAACTCAGCGGATGAAGAATCTCTATGTGCATAAAGCGAAAAAGTTTCCAAGATGTCAGAAAAGCCCATGTTAGAGCCAGTTCCTCTATTGTTGAAATCTTCTTTGTAAGCATTTGTTATTGTGTTGTCTGCATTTGCTGTATATCTTTTTATAGCCATTATTTTACTGTTCCTTTGATATCAAATTTGGGGTATTTCATTTCTAAAATTACATTTTTTGGCACTTTATAAAAAGTGCCATCTTTTGAAGCAATTTTGTTAAAGTCTAGAGAGACGCTGCTATAATTTGAACCTGTTTTGTTTTTGATCATAACTTTTTTGACATCAACAACCCCAGTAACTTTATTCAAAATATCATAAAACTTTGTTATATAAATTGGTTCGCCAATGTACAAAGAGTCATTAACAAAATTTTCTACCCTATCAACGCAAGCTAGAAGAACCTCGTCGGGTTCGTAATTTCTATCATATTGAACTACAAAATCTACACTATAGTTTATAATTATAGCATCTTTTATTTCAACAGAATCATTTATAGGAATATACTTTTGAAGCCAATTTTTGATGTTATTTTTTACTACGCCACCAGTTGCTGCTAGTTTGCCGTCATTATCCTCAGAAACTATGTAAACTGAGATTTTTCTATTTGTCGAAGAGGGGTCGTTGACTATGTTTGCTCTCTTTATTGAACCAAACTTTGGAGGCATTTGATAAATCAAAGATTCGTAGTCTTGCTTAGTCACTGCTCTGTTCTGTGAGGCATAATACGATTTTGCTCTTACTTTTAGTTCCTCGTTGGTCAAGTCGTGGTTGAAGCCAGTTAGCGGATCCTCATTTGAAACCTCTAATGAATTTTTCACAAAAGTCACGTTATTGGCTACCAGACTAGATTCATTATTGAAAATAAAATTAGCATATGAAACTTGATTTATAGACAATGACGGGGCATTGACCGAGTTTGGATTATTGACCCTGTAAACCACTTTTAATGTAGTGTTGTATGGTGAAACACCAAACTTATTCGTAGATAGTAATTTAGCAGGATCAAACGAACTGTTGGAAATTTGCTTTTTGCCATGCATCTTTAAGGCAACTTTTGAAGGATCTACAAGACCAGAATCATCTTCATCTTCTGACCCGTAGCCAAACTGCAAATACGTTCCTGTATCGTCTTGTTCGACCGTGAATCTTCTAGTTGCCACAAAGGGCTTTAGAACTGATCTGACACCATCTGTAAAGGCATCTTTGTTCGTTGTCTCTAAAAAGACAACTTCTTGTGATAAATTATCAACTTCATAATATTTGTTGCCGCTTGAATCAACCACTGCAAATACTTCTGTTATTTTGTTGTCACCTATTCTGATTTTTCGAAATCTTTCAAATGCAGAATCGACCAAATCGATATTGACAACTTCAAAGATGCCGGATTGCACTTGCCCCAAGGCCTTTACTGCGAAGTGCGTGGTGGCACCTGTGCTGTTGTTGAATCTAGCTGCGACAAATTTGTTTTTCGGACTGCTCATGTCTACATCTTCTGTTAATAGGTAATTTCCACCGTTTACGCTGGTGAACGCCGCTCCCTTTTTTATTATTGGCAAATAAGATGTATCAGGGGCTGTTCCGTCTGTATTGGCTGGGCATAGAACAAATAGAGATACAATGCCAAATGAAGAAGGTGTTCCGTGGAAATTGTAACCTAACGATCTAGCATGTTTTCTTATATTATCAAATTCAATAGAAGTATCTAAAAAAGACTCGTTTACACCATAATCGACATAATAAGATAAGATGTCGCCAACATATGCTATGGAGTCCAGAATCATTGTGCCAAACGAAGGAGTCGTAAAGTCTTTATAATTGTCTGGGTAATATCTTTTTGCATGATCAATCAAATCTTCTTTTATAGAATCGAAATCTCTACTGGTGTATTTTATGTTAACATTTTTTTTATTTGGCATCTCTTGTTCTCCAACATCGAAAATAAATAGATTCTAGATTCAAATTTCTGGTAACTCTACGGAAAACTCAAAGGTTTCTACTGCTTCGCTGCTTGAAATTGAATACCTTATTTGAATTCTCATAGAAAGGCCATTGTACTCATTTAGAATTCTTACTCCCCGTAATGAGATATATGGAATATATTTGCTAATCTGGTTTGTTATTACTTCTGAAATCATTGCGTTGGAGATAGTGTTTGGGTTTTCAAACAGAACTTTTCTTATACAAACGCCAAATTGTGGGTCGCTGATTATTTCTCCGGGACAAGTCAACAATGTACTTTTCATGTTATACTCAACCAATTCTTTGAAATCACTAATTTGTTGATAACCTATGTCCTCCATCCCAATTTCTAGTGGGAACTTAATAGTGTAAAAATCTTTTTTTGACATTGATGGTCTCCTATTCAATCAAAAATGTAAATAACTTATAAAACTTGTTTCTTGCAACAACCCCAAGTGCATCAATAAATGGATTTGTCATAGATTCTCTCAATTTATAGAACCAAGGAATGTTATCAGCTAAAGTATTAGCATCGATTGTTTCCTTCATGACCCTATCCTTGCTATATTCTATCTGGCTATCTGGATTTTTATCGTCAAGCCCATACCCCTTTCTGATATAAGAAGAAAGAAAAAGAGTTTTTAGTTCTTTTTTACAATCATTGAAAATCTTTCCTACATTGTTTTTATTTATTTCTGAATCGTCCGAATCCTCTCTTTCATTTTTATCGACACCTAGAGCACTTAAAAAATTCATATAAGAATAAACAGACAGAACTGACGGTATTCTTTTTATGTTGAAAATTTTGTTGAAGATGAGATCGTAATCTGGTGATCTCATTAGGTTATCTACGTAACATTTCAAATCTTGATTGCAATTGTCATCTGGTAAGTTTATATAAAAGGAAATTAGTTCGTCCATAAGGTCCTGCTCGTATGAACACATGGGAAAAATATTTTCTCCTAGCCCAGCATGAGAAGGCTTGAAAATGAAAGATTTGAGATTTTTTGCGATCTCTAGATTGTCTGTGGTTTTTTCCACTTTAGAAAAAGTTTCACCGGGTATATAACACAGCCTTAGTCCAAACTTAACTCCAACAGACCCTATCATTTTCTGCTCTTTTTCATTTATTATCGAATTGCCAAAGAAGTCAGATAAATATTTGCCGGCGACATTCTTCTTGCTTCTCAAAATGTTTTTGAATGCTTTAGGGCTGATTATTCTGGTTGAACCTTTGCCCTTTTCTGTAATTTTTATATACTTTTCAAAATAGAAATTACCGTTATCTTTTATTTGTTGAATTTGTTCTTCAGATAGCGTAATATTGTCCAGTGGATTGGATGTTGCCGGGTTATCACTACAACTCACAATATTATTATATTTTTCAACAGTAGTTCCAATCTCTGGTGATATTATATTGGATTTAGAAGATCCCAAGAAAAATTTCCCTATGTCTGTGATTGAAGGACTGACAACGTCTGTTAGTGCTTTAGAGTAATTTTTGATCTGTTCTTTGACCAAAAATTTAAGCACATCTTTGCATTCTTTTTCAACTAAACTAATTGTAAAGATTTTACTAGCAAAGTTTGCTTCCTTGAGCGTCAAGTCACTAAATTTGAACCCTAAATTTACATCTCCCACAAATCCATAACTGTCAGAGTCTGTTGAATAGTTTGGAATCTTTTTCATAGATCGATTCCATTCTTGGTAATTTATGTTCATGTTTTTCCAGTAATCCTTACCAAACCCAATAATCAAGGATCCCCTAACGATATCATCGCCATATATTTTTTTGATCTTATTGGTCTCTATTTGCGTTTTAGCTTTTTCTATTTCTATCCTTAGTTCTTTTTTTATCTTGTCAGATTTATTTATAGATTTTTTATTCATAGACTTAGCCTTGTCTGATGAAATTGTCACAAACTTTTCAGCTTTTTCTACTGCTGATATATATGAATCTAGAACAGTTTCAGTGCCTTCGTCTATCTTGTCAGTAAAATCTTTTATTCTGTCCAATTCTCTGATTCTAAACTCTAATTGGCTTATCTTTTTACGCAACGATTCATTATCCAAATTTCTAGAGAGGTTCCAAACAAAATCATCCTTGAGCAACTCAAGCGCTGTTCCGTCGTCATAGTTAAATAATTTTTGGGCAGCGGCAATTTGCAACAAACTACTGGAATATTTTCGCAACTCTCTGCCTAGTGCCTTTTCTTCTTCAGACATGTTCTCTTTCTTTTCACTATAGATCTTTGAAAAATCCTCAAATTTTCTATTGAAAATCTGAACTGCTTGTTCTAAGAATAGTAGCCAATAAACTGTGCCTGTATAGACTGACTTCAGTGCATGCTCCTGAGATTGCATACTCTTGCACATTTCTTCTACAATAAATTCAGCCATGCAATCATCATAATTATCTGGTCCTATGGCTACATTACTTATAACCGGCATACTTCTAATGAAAAAGTCAGCCAAAAAAGTTCTGATGGTTGCTGTGACTGTTCCTTCTATAGCAGCATGCTTCGAAGGGGATATGACCCTATCAAAAGGCACTTCTTCGAGTTGATCTGGTGCTATTTGTAGGCGAGGATCAGATTTTATTTTGTTCCTTGTGTCGTCCATAGACTTTCCTATATCACTTACATTCAAAAAAGTAAATTGATTTTTTTCCCCTTTTGCTTCCGGCAGGAAAAATCTAGAAATTTTCATCCACCCTTCCTGCTCTTGCGGCTTGATGTAATATTTTGGATTTCTATAAGAACCACCATACATACTGGGATCTAAGAATACTACTCTTTTATTATTGGTAGATGACCTTCCTAAAATTGCTTGCTCTTCGTCATAATCGTACTCTTCTCCATTTGGGCCAACATATTCTAAATCTTGCTTTGTAATCTCCTGCAAGGGTGCGGAATGAACAAAACCAGAGGAAACTTTACCATCTTGCGTATACATTATTGAGGATTTCAAGCCGGTGAAAATTAGTCTATCTATCGATTTCAACATCTTGTTTACTTGCGAAAAGTTTATTTCATTATTGAACTTTTGCCACCTATTGTTCAAAACGTTTTGCATTGTGATCGTTCTAAAATCTTCACTACCCTTTGGTGCTATAAACTGCTTGTCAAACTCACTAAATGTATGCTGGTTAACAAAAAAGTTTCTAGTTCCAAATGGCGAACGACAAGAAACGCCGTAATTCAAGCCTTTCTTCGCATTTCTGCAAATTATTTTACTTTCAAAAAGATCATCATCGTCAAGTTCGTTACTGTAGTTCAAAATAATTTTATTATCATCAAACTCTACATCGTTAGACTCTAAATACTTAAGCATCTGGATCGAGACAGTTTCTGGGTTTTCTCCGGGGTCTGGTAAGAAAAACTTTAGAATGGCGCTTTTATTAACAGCATTATGATAATTTAGTGTAAAACCTTTTTTGTCTGCCAAAATCAGACTTAGAATTCCGGGCGTATCGACAAGTCTTTCAAAGAAATTCCACTCTATAGTGTCATCGATAAAAGCCTTTTGTAGCCTACCAAATACAGCCGGGACAGAACTACTGACAGTTTCTTCTGCCGGGGTTTCTCTCATGACAAAAGCTGCTTGGGGATTTTCGCACCCATCTCCTTCAATATCAAGGGCTCTATCAATAGCATCCTTGAATAAGTCCTCTGGTGATCTTGAAATTAGATCTAACATCTCTTCCAAATCAGTTGCTATTCTTTCATTCTGTTTGTCAACAAAATCTTTTGCTACATCTGGGTTTAGTCCGGACTCTTCAAAAGCTCTTTGTCTTTCCGCATTCCACTGTTCCACTTGCTCGCTCGTTAGACAAATGCTGCTTTCTAACGGCTGATCTTCTTCGGTTGGATCTACAGAGTCTCTTAGTGCTTGTCTCTGGTCAAAAGTTAACGTGTTTGACAATTTGATAAAAAATTCAGCTACTTTTTCTACGGTGTCAAAAGAAGATGCAAACTCAGGCACGACAATTGGTATCGTTAGGGACAAGTTTTTGAAAAAATTATAATCTTGTTCTTCCGGTGGCAATGTAATGGCTCTTATCATTTCATTTTTTGTAGAAGAAACGGAGATAGCCTTGGTTAGCTTTATGAATGGTTGCTGTGCTCTAGCGACTGTCTCCTTGTCACTCAACTGGTTTGATGGCGAATCCATTGTTGCAATTGGATTATTTAGAGAATCGTAGTTCGTAGAAGCTAGTGTTGCCATAGCATTATCTGTTGTAAGCCCAGTTTGGCCCAAAAGATTATTACATAGCTCCTGCTTGTCTCTGTCTTGGTCTATCTCTCCGCAAACAACCTCAGACAAAATATCTTTCAGATCTTTACGATCTGTCAGTAAATCACTAGCAGCTTTTGCAAAATCCTTGACGTTGTTACAATCTAAACTGTGTATCGTTGGGAGTTCAATTTTTATCTTGCCCGCAACAAAACCTATCAGATTGATTATGAGGTCCTTTATCTTGAGTCTCAAAAATTTTATAAACATTATACCTAAAGCCTTAGGCCAACTCCACGAAGTAAATTTGAAATCAATTTTTGGCATTCTCAAGCCAGATGGCCATTTTCCACAAATATCAAAAGACAAAGAATTCAGAAAACTATCAATAGGCGGTGTTATATAGTGGGTAACAGGAAAATCACTGCCACCGATGCCCGTCATTGACATTAGTAAATCCATTCCCGGCAAGTTCTCTATAGATTTCATCAAATCCTGAATTGATGCCACTTTCATGATCACCTTTTCATAGACCTTCATTATTTGCGACTCGCTCAAATTAGATCTACTAGATATACCAGTTATTGCACTAGCTGTGAGTGCGTCGCCATATGCGTCAGTAATCGTAGTCCCAGAATCAATTAAAAACTTTGCAATAGAAACCTGACCTTCTCTGTCGTCTGGCTCTTCGGTAGGAACCAAGTTGGCCTCTTCGCCAAGCTCTAAGGCAATTTCCTGAGAAATTTGAAGCCTAACTGGCTCTGGTAGTCCCATAAGAAGGCCTTCCAGACCTTGAGCCGTTGCATTTGAAAACCAAGTTTTCATAATTGCTCTGTTACTCGTTTCAAAATCCAAATTAGACATAATGCAAGTAATTGCAGTTTTAGATAATTCAATAAATTTACAAGGATTTAAGCTACTGATAACTGATTTTAAAAATTCTTCTGAGATTTGTTTGTTGTTTTTTAACATGTCTGCCAGACAAAATGGCTTCTTGATTCTATAGGTTTTTTTCTCTTTTTCAACATTTAAAGAGATTTCTGGTATACTGAGTCTGAACTCATTTTCGATTTTGCGTTGTGTTTTAGAATCTACGATAGAATCAGGCCCCAAATTGATTGTGGCAATGCCAGTCTTGTTCGCCTTGTTCAATTGATATTCCAAAGCATCAGAAAACTTTACTACCTGATTAAATAAAAAATCATCCAAGCCTCCGATAACTTTTGAAATTTGATCGTCAACACACTTAATACCAGTTTTTTTGATAAAGTTATCTTTAGTAGTCGCTATGACTTTTGGAAAGGTAAAAGTTTCAACAAAATCAGTCCAAGCAGGAGTTTTTTTAGCATCTATTCGCAAGCCAATATTTTTTACATTTGCTATATAACCAACTAATGTAGCGTCTTTCATGGGTGGCGCTTTTGTAAAAGCTGATAGTCCCTTTTTTAGTGTTTTGAATTTGCGGCCAAAGTTCTTTCTGGCTTGAATTTTTTTGATCTTATATGTACCAAGGGCCTGAGATACTTCAAAGGTAAATTTCAACTCGTAGGCCTCGTTCAGTGGGTCAGAAATAATCCCATATGAGTAATTGTTTAATTCAATAATCTTTTCCAATTCATCTAGAAACATATCAATTCTGTTTGGATAAAATTCTAAGTAAAAAGGCTCTCCAGTTTGTTCATATGCTACCATTCCACCTTCTAGTTGATAGTACATCGCTTGAAATTTACTAAAAACAGAAAGTGTTGCTTTCAACTTTTTCAACACCAAAATCAAATATTTTGTTTTTACAGTCATTGTTTCAGTCATCAAGTCTTCTTCAGTTTCTATAACTGGCTGTTCCGGAATTGAATCAAAAACATTTGCTGGTATTGTTACTAACACAACCATTGTGCTGTCCGCAAAACTATAAAAATGATAATCTGCTGCTGTTGCGTAATCCTCAATTGGGCGACCGTTTATTTCGTTTGTTGGCACCTTGTTATAAAAATTTAATAAAAACTGAATTCCAACTTTTTTATAAGAATCTAAAACATCCGAAAAAGACTTTCCTGATTCTTTTATGGAGCTATGTGTGAACATTTCTCCATCCTTGTTGATAGAGACCATGGTGTAGTATTCACACTTCTTTGCATTTAGGTAAGGTTTTTCTGTTGTCCACCATCTGGGTTCTTTGTAATTTTTATCCGGAACACAGGTTGGACAGAACTTAGACATGTCAACTGGCTCTTTTACTTCCTCTTGACATTCGTCTCTTTGAAATTTTTTAAATTTGGATGTCATAATTATCTCATGTTGTATAAACAGTGTTGCTTAAAATCGATCTATTGCCGGGTAACAAGCATTTATCTAAGGCTGATGTTTCTTCTAGCCAAGTATTTATTATTTGCATACTTTGTTCCACCAAACCATCAACATCATCAATAAGGTTATTTATAAAGTTACCACCGGTGCCAAGCGTAAGTACAGACATTAAGCCATTTATTTGTGCGAGTTGTGAAAAAATTGTAACTAATGCCGACAACATATCACGCATCATGTCTTGGTTGTTAGATAAATGTTCAACCAAGTTGTCGCCCAAAACAACTGGTTGTAGCTTGTCCTCATTTCCGGCTATCAGTTCTATTTTCGGAACTTCTAAACTTGCGCCATTTGAGTTTGTTTCCTTTTGTGTAAATGCACCTGCGCCGCAATAGATCCTAACACTCTCTCTTGCTATTATTCTTGTGTGGTCTGCTTTCAAAGCGACAGCAGATTTACCAAATGAGTCCGTTTTTGTATTAGCAAATCCAAAATAAGAATCAATTCCCAAGGATTTTTGAGTTATATAGATTCTAGCAGCATCAGATGAAAAACTAGGACCTATTACGTCTTTTGGTGTCAATTGTTTTCTTTTTTTAGCAGAGTATGTTGCCCCTCTGCCGACAACTATATCAATCATACCGCACTGTGTGTAGCCTTTGCCACCAGCACCGGATGCTCTAGATTCATTCCTGTCCCTTCCTAGTACTATTGAAGAATTATATGAGTTTTTTATAACCTTTTCACACTGAGCCTGACGAAACGTAGGTACGTCTTCTACTATATCTGTGCAAAATAATCCCGGCTCAATTCCTCGGTCAATGATTTTTTGAACTGTGTCTTCTAGATTTGCTTGTGAAAAATCTTTTTTGTTATACGCTTTGTTATGTGACATTATTACTCCATTTATCCACCAGAAACCGTGGTTCCAGTGGCACCATCTATATGTGCCTTACCAATTGCCAATTTTTCCCCACCGCCTTCGGCTTCAACTTCTTTTTTTGCTTTTCCAGCATAGCCATATTGCAAGCCCAAAACAACTGTTGGATTGACTCTATATTTTTGTTGCCCATTCCAGTCATACCAATTAACGCCCCACCACAATTCAAAATGTAAATGGGCGCCATAAGAATTGCCCGTGTTTCCCTGATCTGCAATATGTTGTCCTTTTTTGATTTCTTGGTTTTTCTTAACATAAATAGCTTCACAATGCATATAATGAACTAAAAATTCAATGTCTTTTCCGTCTTTTCTTTTTCCTTTATGAACTACAATTACATGTCCGCCAGCGCTTTTAGAACAACAATTAGCCCTGTAAACCTTGCCGTCTAAGACAGCATACATAGGTTCTCCAATCCCATTCCCACCAGAAATATCTGTTCCGCCGTGCAGGCTTTTTGATCTTTGTTCTCCAAACAATCTGCCAATTATTGTTCTTTTAGGGTGAGTTGGGTAACTAGCACCGACAACTTGCCAATCAAATTGTGCTACCCCATCAGGGCCATTGTAATCGGGCCCTCTTTTAGAAAAGTCGATCATTTTAGCTGGTGTAGTTGGCTCATATGGCTTGCCTTGGTTTTTTCTGGGCGTGTAGGGTAACTCTGCGTTCAGAGCTGGTTCGTAGTCTGGGCCAGAGTATGCACTCTGCTGAACTCCTATCTTTATAGCTGGGCTTCCACCGCCATTATCAGAAACTGGTCCTAATCTTCCACTATTGCCATCTGATGGCTTGTTCATAAAATCGCCACTACGTCCCTTACATTTTTCATTGGTCTTAGAAACTCTTCTATTTACTCTAAATGGGTCGTATGTCAACACACGCTGCCGACCTAAATATGAAGGACCTTCGCCAAACTTTACTACAATAATGTCACCCGGTGACAATTTAGGAGGATCGGAGTTTTCTGTTGATGGCCTCTCTGCGTAGGCTATCGGATGACAAGAAGATATCATAGCAAATAGCTTTTTTTTCTCCTCATCAGATGTCACGGTATTCTCTAGTTCACACTGCTCTATGAGAAAGTTGTCAGAAAGTCCCAAGATCCTCACAAAGCATCTCTTAAATTTGAAATCAGTAGTTGTGTTAGATGCAGTATTAGTAACTTCTGATTCTTCGGAAAGTACTATGGCTTCGAACTCAGATTGTCCTCCAAAAATACCGTTTATTGGATTGAAATATTCATCTAAGTCGCTTCTATGAGCATCTCTAGATTCTTTATCCGCAATTGAATCAAAGAAAGGCGTGTATCTATCTGGGATTTTTCTGAATCCGGCCATTACTCTTCCTCCGAATTGCTTATTGCGTTGTAGATCTCTTCCATGTCTTTTGCAGATAGCCCTTCATCACCGCTTTTCTTCGACATCATTCCCACAATCTTAACTAATTGCTCATTCGATCTTTGCAACGTCTCGACATATTTGGACATAACTATGCCAACTTCTTTATGCCGTGCTTCATCTTTTGATAGCCACTTAATCGCATCATCTAAAAGTTCACGGGTTATCTCTCTATCATTTCTTATATTAGAGAGCGCCTCGTCAATGTATTCATTTAGTTTTTTACTCATAACAACATAAATAGAATTTACTTAGATTTTCCCGTTATTCCAGTCAGACTTGAAAAGTTTATATTTTTTTCTAAACTTATTCAACTGGCATACGATTTGTTTCGTGTTCATTCCTGTAATTTCTCTGAGGTAAAGATAAACGGCTTTTTTGTTAAAAATCTCAATATCTTCAACAGAGTTCATTATCTCAACAACAGCTTTGTAAACTTTTCTTTCGTTGTCTTTCATATCATCAGTTCCCCAGCCATCCATTTCGACCCACAGTTTCTGCCAAAATTCATCCCTTTCTCTGTCTTTTATGTAGGGCTGGTGGCATACTATTTTCGAAGGATCAATTTCTTTGAGTGCTTTATCAAAATCAACCTCTCTTTGGTTTCTCTTAGTGGTCTTTTTAACCTGATGAATAAACCAGTTTTTTGTAATGACGCTAAAGTAAGAAAAAGCCTTTGAGCCTTTGTTGGGGTCATATTTTTCTAAAATTGTTGTTAACCATACTTTACATTCATTTCTAAGTTCATCAATATTAGGTAAAGTGGTAAACTTGTATGTGAATACAATTTTATCAACCATTTGGTCAAATGCTGGCTGTATCCATCTAACATACAGTCTTGTTCTGACTTTATTACATGCGGAATTGCAATAATCAACTATTGCTTGTTCGTGTTCCGCCGTAAAATACATCTTGTTCGGTGATCGTCTTCTCGGCATTATTTTTTTCTTCCTCTTGTTGCTCACCCTCGCCTTCTTCCAACACTAAAGGACTAACAATGTCGCCAATCTCTTCAAAACTTTCTAACATTGTAGATAGACTATTTGTGTGTTGTAGTAAAAATTGCAATGTTTCGTCTCCATAAAACATTTCCATTTCGTAAACAGACTTGAGGTGATTCCTATAACTAGTTATCATATCGACTAAATCAACCAAATTTTCGCCCACATCAAATAGCTTAGTCAAGAGTACCCTAACGTAATAAAGTGCTACTATATTGCCAATTACGGACGCAGAAAGTGCCATAATTAGCCAAAATGCTAAATCAATCTTCATAAATTTGGTTCCTTGCTTCTTTTTTCATTTCACTGAGAAGCTGTTGGTTTTCGCCAATACATTCTTCGGTCAATCGACCAATTTTTTCGTCTTCTATAGTTGCTCTAACAACAGAAGGAATTTGAGGAACTCGGACAAGTCCACCTTCCTTTTCACATAACACACATTCTTTTTGTGTTTCAGTCATGCCGTGCCAAACTTTAAAACTTGAGTCACATTCCTTACAGTTATAAATATAAAAAGGCATTAGCTGGTTACTACCTTACTTGGCGTGGCTATCGTGGTTTCTGGTGCTTTTACCATTGGAGGATTCATCACTACCAATTGGCCTGCGTCGTCTATCTGAACATTGAATTCTTGCAACACGGGAACAATATCAGTTTGCTCCATTAATGATTTCTGGAGGGCCATC